GATTTCCGATTTGAAGCAGGAGATTGCAACCCGCCAAAAAATAACCCGCGAGCGTTCGCCGTCTCCTTACAACGCGGAGACGCTGCGATTGCGTCAGGAACTCGAAACTTTGCAGGCCGAGCGCGATTCCATTTTTGGAACAGGACTGACCCCCGCGCAACAACTGGAGCGGGCGGAGAAATCTGCCGAGCGTCAGATTGCGGAGTTGGAGCGCCAGATTAAAACCGGCGAGATATTCTCCAAGAGCAAAGTGCCGTTCAGCGGCGAAAGCCCGCAATTGACTGCGGCCAAAGCGAAGATCGAGGAATTGAAACTGCAACGCCAGTTTGCGCGGGAGGCAATCCAGCCAAGAACCGAGCCGGAGGTTGTCAGGAACGAAGCCCGCGTGAAGTCGCTCGACAAGCAGATTCAGGCCATCGAAAAACAACTCGCGGACGATGCGGTATTCAGCAAGCCAAAGAAAGAGCGGACCCCATCGGAAGATTCGCGCATCCAGGAAAGAGAGGCGAAACTGGAGGAGTTGAAGAAAGAACGCCAGTTTGCGCGGGAGCGAAATCAGCCGGGAATCGAGCCACATGAAGCCTTCCTCTTGAACTACCTAATGCGACTGCGACGGAGCGAGGCTGATTATACCGACCGTCTGGCGAAAGGTGACTTTCAAAAGAAGGCCAAGAAAGAGCCTGAAACCGATCCTCAGATTCTTGCGGCAATGGCGAAGGTTGAAAAGGCCAAGAGCGACTATCGGCGGGGACTGGCTCAATACGAGCTTAACCGACGCAGCCGAAACCAGAAGATTTGGGACGGCATCAAGCTGGCGAAGAATGCGTTTGTGAACATCATTTCATCTTACGACTTCTCTGCGCCACGGCAGGCTTTTGGCGCCATTCTTGGAAACGCGACCCGGCTGATAACTAATCCAAAGCGCGGCGCCGAACTATTGGCCACCCCGTTCCGTGACATGTTCCGGGCGTGGGCAAGTGAGGAAACATCATCCGTAATTGAGCAGCGCATCAAGAACCGACCGAACGCGCTCAATGGTGCGGACAAGAAGGCTGGGATTCAGTACACCGATCTTCACAACCCCATCTTCACCAAGCGCGAGGAAAACGCCCAATCCGTTTTGGACGACCTGGCGGCGCTGCCAATCAAGACCGGAAACGCGCTAAAAACTACCGTTACCGCGCCGCTCAAGATTGCAGCCAAAGGCGTGCGAATGAGCAATCGCGCCTTCGTCACCTATTTGAACGTGACCCGCGCCGGACTCTTTGATGAACTGCTGCGGGCGCAGTTTTCCGACCGTCCTCCAACTGATGTCGAACTAAAAGTCATTGGCAACATTGTCAACCTTGCAACCGGGCGTGGTGATCTAAGTCCGGGCGTGGCAAAAGCTGCGAGCGAGATTCTTTGGGCGCCAAGCCTGCTGGCCAGCCGGATTCAAACCCTGGTCGGACAGCCATTTTGGGGCAAGTCAGGGCGTGAAGGAGGAAGTCGGGCACGGAAGATCGCCGCTCAGGAGTACGCCCGATGGATTGTTTCAGGGGCGGCACTGTACGCCATAAGCAGATTGTTCGACGACGACGATGACAAAATCACATCAAGCGATGCGGGCAAGATCGTTCGCGGTAACACCCGCATTGACCCGTGGGCTGGCTACCAACAAAACGTGGTTCTGGCGGCTCGCTTGGCGACGGGAGAAACCACGTCATCCACGACCGGAAAGACCCGCGACATCTCGGGATTCGGGACCGGCGAAGTCATCTGGAATTTCTTAAAAAACAAGACGCGACCAGACATCGCCGCCGCCGTGAAGTTGGCGATTGCCGCAATTGATTCAGGCAAGGATTCCGGGGTTCGGGTAACTCCCGGCGAGGCAGTAAAATCCGTCGTTCCGGTTCCGCTGGCGTTGCGGGAAGTTGTCGAGGTTATGCGTGACCGAGGAATGACAGAGGGGGCAATCATATCGGCCTTGGCCGTGTTTGGCGCTGGCGTCTCGGTTTACGAGGATAAAGAGATTCAAAAATAGCCATGATTCTCAAACTAAAGTCGCCTCAAGCGCAATTTCCAAATGCAGGTTGGCCTTTTAAGGACCCGAGAACCGGCTTCACCGTCAAAGGCGTTGCCGCGTACGAACAAACCGCGCACGGCCTCGCTCACAAGATCATCAAGAATCGTCGCGCCAATCCGCATTTGTATTCGGCGAGCGAGCCGCAATGGTTTGATACCGAGAGTGTCGTTCAAGAAATCTATCAACTGAAAAAGTCAACGCACCCGGAATTGTTCACCGATTCTACAGCGTCTTTACCAGCGCCCACCGCCGACAAGAAGGTAACGACCCCGCAAGGCTTGAAGTGCCCGGAGTGCGGAAGCGCAGATGTGACGGCATTGGGCTGCAAAACTTGTTCAGGAAATCGCATTAAATCTTACAAGTGCAACGCTTGCAATAAGGGCTGGAAATGAAACGAACCAACTGCATTTGCGGAAGAAGTGTCATCGGACGACCAATCACATATTGGTTTCACACTGACGAAACGGTTGTTGATTGTGATTGTGGGGCACAGGCTGTAATTGAAGGAGATGAAGTGGCAAGAATGAACTGGTGTTTAACTAATGCCGCGCTGCATTACTTTGCGCCGCCCGGCACGGAAAGAAACACAATTATGGCATTCAGATACAGGGCACACGAGAGATTGTGTGACGAGGTTGCCCCAGATTTAATTCTCTGTGGACGGCTTTACACACCATGAACCTCCTCACCAAAGCCGCCCGCCTCAAAAACGGAATCCTTATTCTCCAAGAATGGCTTGGTGAAGGGGGAATTGCCGCCGATCAAGAACTTGCCCAGAAGCGCACAAATACGTGCATCGGCTGCCCCCTAAACCGTCCCGGCTCTTTCGCCTCCGAAGCCATCGCCAAGGCCATCAAATCCCAGGTGGAATTGAGAAACGAACTGGGGTTGCGGACCAACGGCATCAAGTCTTTGCATACGTGTCAGGCGTGCTTGTGCTATCTTCCGCTCAAAGTCTTTGTCCCGATTGAAAATCTGGCGGCTTACGAGACGGCGGAGACTCTGGCCAACTACGACCCGAATTGCTGGGTGTTGGCCGAGTCGAAAGAACTCGCGGAGGGCTTGAAATGACCGCCAAACAACTATTGGAATTCGCTTTCGAGGTTATATGCCTTGGCGACAAAGAATTTGAGGAGCTTGAAAGAAAATTGAAGGCACTGGCGGAACGAAATGTAAAATGAATAAATTTATTGCCACCCTCAGCTATCACCAAGAGAACGCTCCACAGGCCGAAAGTCTGTTGGATTTCATGCTTCGCCTCAACAGCGGAAAACCCAAAGGCCATCTCCTTCTCTGCCACGATGTCGGAGTCCATGCCGAGAACCGGGAGCGCATCAAGATTTCCGCCGGACTCGCGTTTGAGCAGGTTTACCCGCTGGAAATACGCAGGCTCGCCGATGGCAACGCGCCCAAGTCGGCCAAGATCAACAACGCCTTCTATCAGGTCGCGCAACACGTCAGCGATACCTACCTCTGGCCGTTTCTCTGGCTTGAGCCAGATTGCACGCCAACGTGTCAGGACTGGATGGATAAGCTGTGGGCACAATACGCGAACCAACCCCGAGCCTTTTTCGGAAACCGGATGCAATACCAGTTGAAGGACAAAGACCCGCAGCAGTTCATGGCCCGCGTGGGCATCTATCCACAGAACGCCATCACGATCCTGCCGCGCATCGAAGCGGCGAATCCATTTGAGTTGGTGTCGGGCAAGGTAGTCGCGCCGAAGCTTACGCCGACGAAATTGATTCACCAACTGGCAATCAAGGGCGCGGAGGACGCGGCAAAGGTCAGGCCCGAGGCTTTGATTGTGCATGGGGATAAGAACCAGATTTTGTTGAACAGCGTAACTGTCAATCCAAAGGAAATTGATAGTAAATTGATAGTTAAATCCGTTTCGGCGCCACTCGTAATGCCAGTTTCGATAGAGGAAGCGCCATTCAAAGCAGAGGGAACGGCGGTAATTCACACAACTGCGAAATTAAAACCAGTTGGAAGTAATCTTCCTCCCGACAACGCTCCCCGCCAAACCCGCCGCCAGAAAGCCGAAGCCTTGGACAAACAACATCGGGATTTGGTTGCAACCAATGGGGCTAGGAGTTCTACTCAGGTTGTATGAAGCACTGCGAGCATTTTTCGGATAAGATCGTCAGGGATTCTGACGGCAATTACGCAACGGTCTGCGAGCGGTGCGTGACCGAAGAAGATTTGGCGCATGAAGGCTACCGAGAGGCCACTTACAAGGAAGTGCGTGAACTCCAAAAAACAAATTTCACGCCTCCAAAGTTAAATCCAGAATGGTTTCACGCCACACATCGAATGCTGACGCCATCTTTTAAGACCGTAAACACAGGGGCGTATCCCAAACAGGATTATTGAATGAGCGAAGGGCTTACATTTGAACATTTGAAATCCATCACGTCGCAGCTAGGCGCCACCGTGGACGACAAATACAGCCTTATTGTTTCATGGGCCACAAGCCGCTGGATTGATGATACCTCTCGGTTTTGCGAAACCTGCTATGATTGGTCGAGAAAGCGAAAGCTGAAATGGTTCAGGCGCAGAAACAAACAGCACATGAAGGAGGATGCCTCCGAAGTTAAATCCGCCCCCTCTTTCAGACCACTCCTATGAGCGAAAAACCCTCACGCTTTGCCACGCCTTCCGACTGCCTCAAGATCGTAAACGACATTGAGACTTCGATGTTGCCTCGCTCGGGCGACCGGGCGATTATCAACGCTCAGTTTAACGGCGCCCGACCGTTCTCCGCAGCGGAGGAAAAAGAGCATCAGATTCAAGTCAACGCCAACTTCCTCGAAGGCTACAAGATTGCCCAATCCGGCATTTTGCAGATGAACACGGCGCTCCTCTACAAAGAACGGTTCTTCAATGCCAAACTTCTCAAGGGGAAGCCTACCAAGCGTCAGGAATGGTCGGAAGCTCTGACCAACAACATTCATCGGCCACTCAAACGCGGCAAGTCGGGCAAGAAGTTCACCTACCTGATGCAGAATCGGAATGCCGCGCTCACCTTGCACGGCATAGGCCCGCTCTGGTGGTCAAACGACTTCGACTGGATGCCAAAATTCGTTGCTCTGGACGACCTGCTTATCCCGACTGACACGCCCTTGGACTTCGAGGACGAGCTTGGATATTTCGGGGTGAATCAATGGCTGACGGCCTGGCAACTCTACAAGATGACCATGGGCGAGAAGGTCAAGCCGGGTTGGAACAAGGAACTGGCGAAGCAGATTATCCAGTCCATGCTCGAATCCCAAAATTTCAGTCCCGACTATTGGGACAAGCCGGAAAAGTTGGAGGAGCTTTGGAAGCAGCGCAGCACGTTCCTCAACAGCGATGCCATCCCCAAGTGCAAGCTGACGACGATTTACTGTCAGGACGACAAGACGGGTCAATGGTGGCGCAAGATCATCGTCAGGGAGAATCAGGCGCTTCAAATCACCCACGTCTCAACCGACAAGTTTTTGTACGACGGGGAATCAGCTTTTGCGGAAGTCATTGACCGGGTTTTGCATGTGCAGTTTGGCGACGGCAGCGTGGTTGCGCCGTTCAAGTATCGGTCGGTTCGGGGATTGGGCGTCTTGCTTTACTCAGTCATCGAATTGATGAACCGCCTGCGTTGTCAGTTTACGCAGAGCGTGTTTACCGACTTGATGCCGCTGATTCGCATTGAGAATCCGACCGACCGCGACCGGCCAAAAATGTTGCAGATGCAACCCTATGGCGTGGTTGACCATGGAGTTACGTTCGTCACCCAGCAGGAGCGTCACCAGCCCACCTATCAACTTGTCGAGGCTGCAATGAACGAGTTCCGGCAGTTGATGTCGGAATCAAGCTCGTCCTACGTTCAGGACATTGACACCGGCACGGGCAAGGAGATGACGTTGGGAGAGGCTCAGATTCGATTGCAGTCGGTGAACAAGATGGTGGCAAGCATGTTGAGTGCAGCGTACTTCCAAGAGGTCTTTCTTTACGAGGAAATCTTGCGCCGGTTCTTTAGCCGCACGAGTAAAGACCCGGAAGTTGTCCAGTTTCAAAGTCGTTGCAAGTCCGATGGCATCCCCGACGACATGATGAATTCGGAGTGCTGGCAGATTGATATTACGAAGGCTTTCGGTGCGGGCGATCAAAGTTTGGCCCAGCAGGAAATCGCGTTCCTATCCAACGTCGCTCCGCAGCTTGATCCCACGGCCCAGCGCAAGGTTCGCCGGATGTCTATTTCGGTGATGACCCGAAATCCTGAGTTGGCGGATGATTTGGTGCCGCAAGAGCAGGTCATTGGCACGGAAGGGCGCAAGGCAGCGGAGAGCTTGTTTGGAACTCTCATGCAGGGCGCACAGGTCAACCCGATTGAGGGCATCGAGCAAACCGATTACATCGCGGCCATGATGCAAATGATGGGCAACGTCGTTGAACGCATCCAGACAACCGACCAGATGGGGACGATGCAGGAAGTGATGGGGCTGCAAACTGTCGCGGGCGACATCGAGCAACACCTTCAACTCATCTCCGACGATCCGGCGCAGAAAGAGTTTGTGACCGAGGCTGGCAAGGAATTGGGCAAGCTGATGAACTTGGTCAAGGCGTTCGCGCAACGGTTGGAGGAAAAGGCTCAGGAAGGCCAGCAAGACCCGGAGAAAATGGCGAAGATTCAACTCGACCAGCAAGCTGCCGCGCAAAAGTTGGAAATCAACCAAGCTAACTTCCAGCAAAAGTTTGAACAGAAGCAGGCTTCATTTGAGCAAAAGATGGCGCAGAGCGAACAAAATCAAGCGATCAGTATTCAGCAGAGCTTGGACAGTGCCGCCGCCGAAATCGAAAGCATGAAGGCCAAGGCCATTGCTGAGATTCAGGCGTTACAGGCCAAGACTTCGGCGGAGATTCAGGCGACCAAAATCAAGGCCGAGAACCAGCCCGCCCCGGCCAAGGCAGAGAAGGCTTGACACTGATGTATCAATCGTCGTAACGTGGCGCACGTAAATGGCTATCCCATATTCCCCAAAGCAACGCTTTCAGCAGAACACCGAACGGCGGCAGGCGTGGTCAGGAATCGTCGGCTCGCATGTTTACACCGATGCCATTATCCACGCTCAGGCATCCATGGCCGCAGCGGGCTTCAAGGAAAGCGAAATGACGGGCGTCAACAACTTCATCGTTTACCTGAGTAATCTCAGCGAAGATATTCCGGTCAACAATCCGATTCCGGCGAAGCAGTTGAAGTCCTACGACGAACCCTTTGGCAAACCACCGACCGAGACGCACTAATTTATGAGCAATGCAATTACACTTCCATACCAAAAACTGGCCCCTATAACCACCGAACAACTAAAATCTGTTGCCCGGTTGCTTGCTTCAAACAAACACGCGCAGCTATCCTTATTGTTTTCGACTTTGGTGGAGGGTGGAGATGATATGCCGTTCAACCACTTGAACAGCCCGGAGTTTGGAGAAATATGGCATTCTCTTTTTTTACTAGAAAAAGTTGTTAATTTGTGCAACGGCACAAAAAATCCTTTCTGGGACGGCACCACAAATAGCGATTCGATGGCGGAAGAAATTCTCAAAGCATTCAAAGACGCCGGCGGAAAATAAGTTATGGAAAAGGAAGTGTTAGATTTTAGGAACTACCTGTTCAGACTCAAATCAGACGACGACAGAAAAGAAGCGATTGCTGTTGCGCTGGCGGAGGTTTGTATTTGGTGTGGTGAAATAACGCACGGCAAAATCTGCCCGTGCCAGAACGACGAATAATTTATGCCAGAAACACTCGAAGCACCAGCACCCCCCGCCTCACCCGGAGGCATTGACGCAATGATGGCCCAGCTTGATAAAGCTGCGGCTGCGGGCAAGAACGTCGGCGATACGCCGCCAACGCCAAAGACTCCCGAAACGCCTCCTGCGGCCAAGCCAGAGGATGACAAGCCCGCTGCCACCCCTCCGGCAGCCCCGGCTGCGGCGAAACCTGCCACGACTCCTGCTTCCCCCGCCAAACCCGCTGCGGACGAGATGAACGAAACGGCGATGGAGGAGTTTCTCAAGAAGCATCCGAAGCCGTGGCGAGTTTATGAGGCTTCCAAGAAGAAGTGGCAGACGGAGAAGCAATCGCTGGAATCCAGGATTGCCGAAATTTCCAACAAGCCCGCTCCAACCGCTGCCGACGACCGAAAACTTGAGGCGCTGACCAAGCAGCTTGAGGAGTATCGCGGCGAGTCCTCCAAATACAAACAGGAGTTGGTGAAGCGCGATTACACTCAGAGCGACGACTACAAAAAGAACTTCGTCGAAAAGGTGAACACGATTTACACCGAGGCCGTGGGATTCGTCCAGCAGTTGCGTGTAAATCAAGGCGACGGCGAGCGCGTTGCGACTCAGGCTGACTTCGACGAACTCCGCGCATTGCCCCTTGGCGCACGTAGGAAGGCTGCGGTGGACAAGTTCGGGGATTACGCCAACGACGTTCTCTCATTCGTGCGCGATATTGATGTGGTCAAGCGCGATGCCAATCTGGCCGTCCAGCGTCATGCCGAACAAAACGAGAAGGAATCGGCAGAGCGCGAGACGATGACGGCCAAGCAGCGTCAGGAATACGAGGGCTATTACCGCTCGTCCTTGGAAGGCATCCAGAAAAACGAGTCTTACGGAAAATGGTTTTCAGAGAATCCTGACGACCCCGAGGCGACGCAGCTTCTCAAAAGCGGATTCGAGGAGATTGACAAAATCTCCGCCCAACTCGACACGCTCCCTCCCGATCAACAGGCGGCTTACAGCGCGGTATTCAAGGCGCGAGCAGCGGCATTTCCGAGACTCTTGCTGGAGCATGCCCGCTTGCTGGCCAAACAATCCGAACTCGAAGCCGAACTTGCGAAGTATCGCGGGACCGATCCCGGTGCCGAAGCGGGCGCGGGCGGCGACGGCTTGCAACCGACAAAGAGGATGAACACCGATGCGGCGGCGGCGGCTTTTGATGAAGCGCCGAGAAATTGATTGACAGAATGGTGTCAATTGGTAGGGTGAACGGATGAACAGAATCGAAAAGAAAAACAAACTCCTTTTAGCCAAACCTGACATTGACTGCGCCATCAAAAAACATGGCCTTGATGCAGTTCGATACGTTGTAGCCCGCCGAGTCGAACTTGAAAAAGCCAAGCGCAATCTCGCAGCCGAGAAAAGTAAGCTCCAGAAGCGAATGGAGGAAATCGAAGCAAAGCTTGCTAGAAAATAGCGATGTCCGCCTATATCACCTTGGGAAAAGCGGGCGATGTCGTTAGTCTCTGCCCAATCCTCCACGCCGACTACTGCGAAACCGGGAAGAAGTCCAAGCTGATTGTCGCTCAGGAATACGCGCAAATCCCGCAGGCATTGGATTACGTCGAAACCGTCATCTATCCCGGAAGCTGGCGGGATTTGGACGGCGCCATCAAATTCGCCAAGCAAAATTTCGGAGTGTTTTACACGCCGCAAATGCACGGCGAGAACTTTCAGCCCAAGCGTCAGCATCCGTCGTTTCAACTGGATCAATGGGCCAGGTGTGGGAGGCTCGACCAGTGGGGGAAGCTGCCTTTGGTTTTGCCGAGGACGAGCTATGTTGTTTCGGAAAATTTAATTCCATCAGCAGATTTGAGCTACATCGTGTTCGCCGATAAAAGCGAAAGCTCACCTTTTGAACACGCTGACGATCTTGCCGAAGCTCTGGCGGTTCAATTTCCGTCGCATCGCATCGTGAGGCTTTCAAATGTGCAAGTCCCCTACCTGCTGGACTTGCTGGCTATTTTTGATGCGGCGGATTTGATCGTCTCGGTTGACACCGTTCACTTGCATCTGGCACAGGCGACGACTACGCCGCTGATTGCGCTGGTGGCGGATAAGCCTTCGCGGTGGCAAGGTGCCGCGTTCCACCCCAAGATGTCGCTGCACGTCCGCTACGGCGATTACCCACTCCGCAAGTCAGAGTTGTTGCATGTGGCAAATCGCTGTGTGAATAAACTGCGAACAGTCCAAATCAAGACCGTCGAAACAGGCAGGAAAAACGGCTACAATCTCTCTGTTCTCAAGGTTGGGGATAAGTTGTGGCAAACCTACCGCTGGCATCCCGCCGAATCGTGGCGAACCGAGTTGGTTCTTATTCGCGACGGCGTGGAGTATCCGATTACGCCGCCCGCGAAGTACGCGAAGCATTCATGGGAGGACGGAAGATTATTTTGGTACCGGGGCATTCCCCATATTTCGATGACCATCGCCAAGAGCCATGTTATCGGCCAGAAGTTCGACCCCTGCATTTGTGGCTACGGCAAGATCGGTCCTGAGGGCCACATTACCGACTGGGTAGAGCCGGAACACAAAGACAATGTGTGGACAAAGCAGACGAAGAACATCGTATTTTTTGAAGCATGAAAAGAATAAGGCTTAACACTGGAAGATACGCAGCTTCGCGCAAACTCCACGGAAAATTTTCAAGGACCGCGTGAGCAAGCTCTATTGCATTTGGGAAATCTCGCCCGTTCACATTGTTTACGAAATCAATGTTGGTAAGATCGTAAACGAGTTTAAGACGACGTGCCCTCCGTGTTCATTTGGTCAGCCAAGAGGCGGCACCCCACCACTCCCCTTTGGTGAAGGAAAGTCCATTCGATTCTTTCATGCGAACCGCAGGAATCCAAAGTCTGACGTGTGGTGGAATTACGCAATCGGATGTCTCGTCATGCAATCGCGCGCCCCATTCCAAATCCTCCAAATCTCGAAACAGCCGATCCTCAGTGGCGACGAGCTTTATTATCCGGGGCATAAGTTCTGGAAGCCAAAAGTCCGAATTGTTTATGGCGCGGTGGAGGAAGGCGACGGATGGCTGCTGAGTTTAGGCGCCAACGATTCGGCATGTGAAATGGCTGGCGTTAAGAAGGAGGATTTATTTCTATGAAAAAAGCATCGGAATGGGCAAAAGACATGGGCAGTTTCCGTGGAGAAAATTGCGAAAATGTTTCAATGAAAGATCGCGTTGAGCAAATCCAACTCGACGCAATGAAAGACGGTATGCGGATGGCATCAGAACTGGCGTATAAATACAATTGTGAAGTTTTTCCAGAACGTTTATCTGAAAATGGCGTAAAACGAGAAATCCTCTCTGTCGCCGAACAACTCACCGAGAAAGATTTATGAACGAAAAACATTTTCGCATCGAAAAACTCACCAACTTCACGCGCATCCGGCATAAAATTTATCCGTCACTGATGTTTCCGCCCAACGCCAGGATTCGCGCTGGTGATCTGGAATTGAAAGTGATTTCCACCAACGACAAAAAGGACACGATTACGTTTCAGCTTGTCGGCGTGTTCCTGCAACCCAAAGATGAGCCGGAGAAGAATTGAAATGAAACCACTAACCACCTACCCCTACTCACCCGAACTCCTGACCTCGAAGGATTTTTTCTGGAACTGCAAAAAATCGGACGAGATTGCGGCTTATTACGAGAAGTTGAAGCAACGGCAATTGGTCAATCCGACGGATGGGGATGAGAAACCATTGCTGGCGATTTGCCAGAATGAAAAAAAGCTTTGCAGCTTCATACTGTCAACCGTTCCAACCATGCACGGATGGAGCAAGGAAACCAAATGTTGCGCCATGGCTGCCTTGATTGTCGCGATGAAGCCGAGACTTATCGTGGAGATCGGTGTGTTTGCAGGTCGCAGCCTCCTGCCGATGGCAATGGCAATGAAACATACAAACAACCCAGGCAAGGTGATTGGAATTGATCCGTACTCCAGAGAGGAGAGCGTAAAAGGAGAGTACGGACTAAATTCGGAATGGTGGGGAAATCTCGACCATAATCCGATGCACGACTTGTTTTTAGAATTCGTGAAACGATTCGGATTGGAGGCTCAAGTTCAACTTGTCAAAAAGCCAAGCGATGCGGTTCAGCCAATGGAATACGATATGATACATGTGGATGGGAACCACAGTGAGCAAGCTCTAAGAGACGCGGAAAGGTTCGGGCCTAAATGCTCCTTGGGTGGAATCGCGGTACTTGACGATTTGATGTGGATTGGCGGTGGGCCGTTACGTGCCATAGACGCGCTTGAGGACATGGGATTTGTCGAAGCGTTTAGAATCACCGGAGATGGAGAATGTTGGAACGTCATGCAAAGAGTCAGAGTATGAGGGTTAGGGATTTAACAGGACAGAAATTCGGAAGGCTTCTTGTCGTTTCTTTCTGTGGCTACACCGATCAAGGGAAAGCGAAATGGCAATGCCACTGCGATTGTGGCAACAATCCAGTTGTCATTGGCGCCAGCATGAAAAACGGAAGGCAGGTTTCTTGCGGTTTCCACAAGAACGAAATATGCGCCAAGCGCATGAAAGAGTACGCCACAAAACACGGACTCGCCTATACTGCGATTTACAGAGCTTGGAAGGGCCTGCTGAGTCGGTGTTACAACCCAAACTCAAATTGCTATCCCGATTACGGCGGCAGAGGAATAACCGCCTGCGCCGGGATTAGAACGAGCGTCGTAACACTCCTGAATGCCGTGGGCCACCGTCCAGAAAGTCATCTGTCTTTAGATCGGAAGAATAACAGCCTTGGCTATTGGTGTGGCGAATGCGTTGAATGCGTCAAAAACAACAGACCCATGAATCTCCGGTGGGGCGACGACTTCGTTCAGTGTAGGAATCAGAGAACGAACCGCATCATTAAATACAACGGAGAATCTAAATGCGTTGCACAGTGGGCCGAAGATACTGGGATAACTCAGAACGCTATCAAGATGCGTCTTGACCGGCTTGGATGGTCCGTTAAGAGGACTCTCACAACTCCCCTCCGAATCACCAAGGCAAACAACTCAAGTAACTATTGACATCTATGTGTCAATGTGTAGAGTCATCGCATGATTAAAACAATCACCAAGGAACAGGAAGCGAGATTTCCAGAGATTCGAGACAAATGGCTTCGCGTTGGACTTTCCACCGATCCTATTGATTTTGATGCAGGAATTAAAAACCTGACACTTTTTCAGAAGAAGATTTTAGTCAAAAAAGCCGCGCCTGTGGTGTTCTTAAACGGCCCTTTTGATGCGTGGATTGCGGTTTTGTTGTTTGGCGGAATGTCGCAAGTCCAGTCGCAAGTCCGGTCGCAAGTCCAGTCGCAAGTCTGGTCGCAAGTCGAGTCGCAAGTCCGGTCGCAAGTCCAGTCGCAAGTCCGGTCGCAAGTCGAGTCGCAAGTCCGGTCGCAAGTCTGGTCGCAAGTCCAGTCGCAAGTCCGGTCGCAAGTCTGGGCGCAAGTCTGGGCGCAAGTCGAGTCTCAAGTCGAGTCGCAAGTCCAGTCGCAAGTCGAGTCGCAAGTCGAGTCGCAAGTCGAGTCGCAAGTCTGGTCGCAAGTCGAGTCGCAAGTCCGGTCGCAAGTCCAGTCGCAAGTCCGGTCGCAAGTCCAGTCGCAAGTCCGGTCGCAAGTCTGGGCGCAAGTCGAGTCTCAAGTCGAGTCGCAAGTCCAGTCGCAAGTCCGGTCGCAAGTCCAGTCGCAAGTCTGGGCGCAAGTCGAGTCGCAAGTCCAGTCGCAAGTCGAGTCGCAAGTCGAGTCGCAAGTCCGGTCGCAAGTCTGGGCGCAAGTCGAGTCTCAAGTCGAGTCTCAAGTCGAGTCGCAAGTCCAGTCGCAAGTCGAGTCGCAAGTCCGGTCGCAAGTCCAGTCGCAAGTCGAGTCGCAAGTCCAGTTGCAAGTCCGGTCGCAAGTCTGGTCGCAAGTCCAGTCGCAAGTCTGGTCGCAAGTCCAGTCGCAAGTCCGGGCGCAAGTCGAGTCTCAAGTCGAGCTTGTCTGGCCTTATTGGGATTCCCAGTTTTGGTCTGGGTATTTTTCGTACTTTGATACCATGGAATCGCTGGGGCTAAAATTTTCAGAGTGCTATCACATCCTCAAAAACTGCGTTGGATTTGGCCCTGTATGGCCGCTCGACAATTTGTGCATCGCCAGCATCAGACCATCGGCAATCAGGATGCGTAACGAGCTGCTTCATTCGGATGGATCGCCGTCAGTGGAATACCTTGATGGCACCAAATGCTACACGCTGAACGGAATTCCGGTAAAAGACTGGCACGCCCTGACCCCCGCCGAGAAGATTGACCCCAAACAAGTGCTGGCCGAAGAAAATTCAGACATTCGGCGCGAACTAATCCGAAAGCTCGGCATTGAGAGAATGCTGGCCGTGCTTCCAAACAAACGGCTCGACAAGCGTGAGGATTACGAGGTTTATTCGATAGACTTGGGCGATGGCGTGAGAGATGCGAGATACCTGAAAATGATAAATCCGAGTATCGGAGTATTCCACCTGGAGGGAATTGATCCGAGTTGCGACACTGTAATCAAGGCTTTGAATTGGAGAAACCAAAATCGGTTTGAAAACGCGGAAATATTAACATGAAAACACAAATCAAAATTGCAAAAACCAACTTCCAACAAGGGGATGTTTTAGCGGTCAAGCTGGACGCGATGCCTTGCGGCGAAAAGAAGTCCGTCGCAAAAAAACACTGCGTCGTCGCCCACGGTGAAAGCGGACACTCGCACATCATTGACTGCGATGATGCTGAGCTAATCCAGATTGGCGAGCGCATGTTGCTCAAACTGGGGTCGCACGCAAATCTCATGCACGAGGAGCATAAGCCAATCACGCTCTCGCCAGGCATTTGGGAGATTGGCCGCGTTCAGGAATACGATTACTTCGCGAAAATGGCGCGGGATGTGAGGGATTGACATCGAAGAGTCAATGTGTAGAACGATCTCTTGATATGAACAAACCAACTAATTTTTCCGCAATGGTTGCGGCTTTCGACGAGGAAATCCCAAACGGGAAACGAGGTTACAACAGTCTGTCTAAACGCGAATGGCTGGCTGGCATCATCATGGCATCCATGCAGGCGAACCCAGATACCTGCCGTTATGCCAATGAGCTTTTGAAGCAAGGTATGACTCGGGATAAGATTGCCGCCAGCAACGCGCATTGCGCCGCTTTGTTCGCCGACGCGCTGCTGGCGGAACTGGAGAAAGAATGAATATGGTCATCCACGAAACAATATTTCTTGAGGAAATCAGATGCGGAACATGCGGTATAATGCACGCTGTTCCGCAAGACTGGATTAAGAACAAGCGATCTGAAAAAGGCGATATTCATTGTCCTAATGGATGTGTTAGAACGTGGACGGAATCCGACGCTGACAGGCTGCGAAAGCAGCTAGAGAATCGCGAGCGAGAGCTTCGAGAATCAAAATGTGAAGTCCTTCGCAAGCAACAAGCGTTGGACTCTGAGAGGCTGGCTCGGGAGAAGATAGAGAATAAGCTGCGGCGGTCAAATAAGGGTGTTTGCACGTGCTGTAATAGAAGTTTTGAGAACTTGCAGCGGCACATGAAAACGAAACACCCGGAAGTGAAATAGTTTTTGAAAACCTTCCCACTCACCGTCGCGATGACGCCCTCCTTCCGCTTCGGGGGCGACTCCGACTGGCTTCTCCGCGCCCAACTACGCTGCCTGTCGGAACAGGAGTTCAAGGATTTCGATGTCTTGCTCGTGGACTGTCATTTTCAGAAGCGCAGGGGTTACATGGCGGAGTTGGCTGAAAAGTATAAGCTGGCGATAACCCATGTGCCCTATCTGCCCAATCTGAACGTCGCCAAAAAACTAGACTGCGCTGTTTTTAACGCGCCGTACCTGTTTTCCGAATCCCCCAAGATCGTGCGTTATTCCTGCTGGCGTTTCGTGCGTCCGCAATTCACCAGGATTTGCGTCGAGTCTCCAACCGCAGTTGACTTCTATTTCCACAACGTCAGTCCGCCAACCAAGGCCGATGCCCATCACCTGACTGACCATAATATCAAGGTGTGGGACATGCAGAGCGATGTTGTGAACTGGAATGCCGTTCCGACGAAGGGTGGACAACCAGGAGCAAGCTGGGGGAGTCACGATGATCGGGATACTGGAGTGATTCCGTTTCCGCTAAATGCGTGTGGAAATTACATGGTGCCGCGAGAGACTTGGCTGAATCTCAATGGCTGTGACGAGGCGATATTTTCCTCCGAGCATTGGGAAGATCAAGACTTCTGCCAGAGAGCCAACAATGCGGGAGTTTTGTGTTCAAGGAATGCGGGGATCATGTACCGCTTGCATCATTTTTATGGAGGACATTCCGGGAGAGCCAATGAGCTTCCCGACTTCGGAGAGTTCAAAAAACTCTGTCCGAAGTGCGAGGCAGTCGAACATACTCCGAAACCTGACCGCAGGGAATTGAGGCGCCGCATCCGCGCTGGCGAACTCGACACGCCAAACGAAATGGTCTGGGTTTGCAAGGAGTGTAAATACTGCGGGCCAATCTTTTTTGAAGATGAGGGCGAGTATCACGCTTATTTGCGGCGGAAGAAAATCACGCGGTCGAATATCATTCCATCGCACAAACTGGGTCGGAATTTGCGGATACTTGCGGGCGACATGGACGGCAAAAGCCTGCAAGAGAAGGTGGAGATTTTTGAGGATTCGTACACAAACTCTCGCTACTATCAATTATGACCCCCTCCGAACTTCTGAAAAAACATCTCAGTGATAAGTGTACGCACCATAATTATAGCGAAACTTACGACCGGCTCCTGTCCCCCCTCCGAGATTCCGCCACGGACATCTTGGAAATCGGGATTGAAAACGGCTGCTCACTCCGCGCATGGCGCGAGTATTTCCCGAACGCCCACATTTACGGACTGGAAAAAGAGGAGTCCAAACTTTTTCAATCCGAGCGCATCACGACCATTCGCTGCGACACGACCGAGCGGGATCGCATGATTGAACTGGCCGCAACGCTCCCCTCCTTCGATTTCATCTGCGACGACGGCAGCCATGTTGTCACCGAACAAGTATGGGCCGTCGCCGTACTCTGGCCGCGTCTCAAGCCGGGTGGGATTTACGTCGTCGAGGACATTTACCGACCGGAATATCTCAACCTGTTCAAATGCTTTCACAATGCTGAATTGCTGGACCTCCGAAAGCCAGGGGGCTGCGCGGATGATATGATGGCGGTGTTGAGGAAGGGGGTTTAGCCCCGCCAATTAAGCGAACATCCCTTGCGATTATTTTCCTCCGCGTGCAAGGGCTGGCAGTTGGAGTAGTGGAATGCTTCCTTAACTTTCTCAGGATCGCTCAAATCAAAACTCGCCAGCGGAACCATGTGATCCACTTCCCAATAAGTGCCGTAATTATCCCAGTTCATCTCGGGGGTGAATTTTTCCTCCAACCACTCACGAAAGAATGCAGGAGTGCATCCAAGAATTTCGTAAGTCTTGTAGCGCATGGTGGGACTGTTGCGCTTGACCAATAGATATATTCGGGAGCGGAAGTTTTCGATTAGCTTGCGCTCGGGATTTTCAGCGCGACGAATTTTGCAGAGTTCGCGGCGGCGAGGCAGATATGCAATGCGTGCCTTGATGCGCTTGTCTTTATTCCTCAAGCTCCACAACGCAGACGACTTGGCTATTCGCGCTTTATTTTTGGCGTAATACTCTTTTGACCAATTAGGATTGGCGTCCCGCTGGGCCTTCTTTCTTGCGAGAACCCTATCCCGATGCTTGTAATATCCCTCAAGAGCCTTGATCCTGAAATACTCTCGCCTCTTTGCAGTATAAGCCCGGCTCCACTCCTTCTTGTGAGCCTTCTGCGCTGGTGTCAGGATTTGCTTTTTCTTTGGTCGCGATCCATTCGCCTTAGAAGCTCCGCCTTGGTGAATGGCCTCGGGTGCTTCCGACCCATTTCCCAATTCCGGTAAGTCCAAATTGAAATGCCCAACTTGTCCGCAACCTCCTTCTGATACCTCCTGCCTCTCCATAGTTTTAGCTGTTCCGAAAGTTTCACTTGTTCTAAGAACAATATCTAAGTCTTGATGGAAAATCAATCCGGGTTACTACTTAGTCAGAAGTCGCAATCAAGAGGCCAGAAATGGCTCGGCTTCCTCAGGCTGACTTAAACGCCCCGCAGCCGGGCCAACGCGAGTTGATTGGTGGCGCTTCACGCGCAAACGGCGACCTCGCCGGGACATTGCCAGTCCGAATTCCGAGAGGTAAAACAAAACCGAAAACTTTATCGCAGAATAATTACTTCTACGATTCAACATTAGAAAAACTATGGCTGATGCATGTAACTTCTTCCGTACCAACCTTGCAGCGCAGACTCCAATTTATGATGACGTATTTCTTGAGGACTACAAACCTCTCGACGCCTCTTTCGCCGGTCGCCATCTGACCGAGCAATGGAAGATGGGGACGGGCGACACTCACATTTACGACCAAATCACCATCGGTCAACCTGACCTGCAAAACGAATGGCAGACCATCAGCGCCACGGAATGTCAGAACCCGTGCGATCCTCCGGTTGATTTCGTCAGCTTCGGTACTGTGCGCCGCCAGTACAACATGAAGCAGAAGTCGCTGAACAGTCAGATGTGGTGTCTGACCCAGCTTCGTTACAACACGAAGCCCAGCGAGCAGATTTCGCGCATTATGAAGGGATTGCGTCAGATCCCCATGATGTACAACGACGACTTTCTCCAAGTCGAGGCGTTCAAGAACGCGACGACCGTTCAAATCGCGTCCAGCGATTTCAACACGTTCACGCCCGACATCGTTGGTCCGGTGACGAACATCACTGGTCAGTTGACCACGATTGACCTGGGTGGCACGGCCAACCTGCCGGAGAGCCAGTTGACCTGGCCGTACCTGCGGTATCTTGGGATGCAGTTGAACATGGCGGGTTACACCGAAGGCGGTTCGGGCCTGCCGTCCAACATGTACAACCTGATGACCGACATCACGGCTTGGTACAACCTCACCAACGGCAACGACAGCCTAAAGAACATGATGGCGTTGACCGATTACAAGCAGGCCAGCCCGCTCTACAAGATCGGGGAAGGAGTCCAAGTGCCATACGGCAACTTTGCGCCGACGATGATTAAGACGCCCATCCGGTTTCAGCACATGGGCAACGGCGTTCTGAATCGAGTTCAGCCGTACAACAACATTGCGGCGACGACCGGCACGCAACGCAATAATTTCAACCCCGCGTGGCTGGATGCCAGGTATCAACTGTCTTGGATTTGGCATCCCAAGGCGGTCAAGTTGCTCACCCCAGATTTCAAGCGGGTCAATGACATGGTTCCAAGCGTCAATACGGCGATGTACGGGAAATGGTCATTCATCAACGATCCGGTGATGATCTTTGAGCAACCGGATGGCACGGATTGTACCATCAGCAACCCCGACCGGAACAAGTTCTACTGGCGTGTGTTACTGGAATTGGGATTCCAGTACCTTTACCCCGAGTGGGTGATGGCAGTCATCCATCTCGTTGATGGCAGCGGCAAGGATTCGATGGTCAATGATCCTGTGTGCGGCGATGCTCCTCAGTACGTCGAACAGGACTACAGCAACGACCCAACAGTTTGCGAAGCTTAACCTGAGCGGGTTGGTTAATTCAGAGGGCGGTGGCCAAAACCGCCGCCCTCTTTTCCTTGGAAATATATGCCAATCGAACGAAAGAAAACCACCTACGCCCACGACGACGTTATGGAGCCGGAGGTTGGGACCGAGGAAGTCGCCGAGGCGGCATCCGAGCCTGCGGGCGACACCGCGACGATCTCGCTCTCCATTCTCGGAGGCCAGAGCGTCAGTCCGGGGGATACGGTTCGATTGGAAGTCGTCGAATCCAGTGCTGACGATGGCACTGTGACCTTACGTTATCGTAAGCCGGAGTCGAAAGGCGTGGCCAAGGCCGCTGCCGAGTTTGAAGAACCAATGAAAGGAATGGTGTAATTTTATGGCAAGACCGTCTGAAACCGCTTGTACCCGCGCAACCTTCACCGACGACGTTGCGTGTCTAAAAAACTTCGACCTTCACCAGCGAAAGGCGCTCCTCGTCTATTTCGGCGTGTTGGAACTGGCTGCCCTTGGCGGCACCGACTACACGGCGGAACTGGACTCAGGGGGTGAATTGGCCCTGGCTGCCGCCTGCAACGCCACGCTTGATCCTGACCAGAAGGAACTGGCGCATTTGCTCGTGGCCCAGAACAACGCCTCGGATGCCGGTGCGACTGTGCCAGCGACCAACGCGGCTCTCGCGTCTGCCATCGCGTGCCTCCAAAACCAGCCGGAGGGGATGCTGGACGCCATGTGGCTGCTCGTGGAATGTCAGCTTGGCCGTCATGCGGTTTATCCGCAGGTGGATTTGTAAAATATCATGCCATGTCCTGACATCTCAGCAATTCAATCCAATGCGTGTCTCAGTGAAATTGGCCGCGCCACCGATGAGATTGAACTGCTGCAATTGACGGCGCAATCGGCGCTGGCTTGGGCGGAGGCCAATAATCCCGGTGTGGACTATTCATTGGATGAGATTCAAGATCGGGCATGCGCCAGCGGAATCGGCTGGGAACAGAGTGAAATAAATCTGCTTCGAGTCATCGGGCAAAATCTCTGCAATCAAATTTCTTAAATCATGGCCTGTGATCTATCCACAATAAAATCGGCAGCTTGCCTGAGCGGCATCGGAAAGGAGCAGTCGAAGATCAAGCTCCTGCAATTGATCGCGCAACTCACTTGTGAGGCGTCAGAAGGCGGCGGAAGTGGCGACAGCCTGCCCTCTGGCGTGATTCTCATGTGGAGCGGCACGATTGCCACCATCCCGTCAGGGTGGACGCTCTGCGACGGCACGGCTGGAACTCCCGATCTTCGCAACCGATTTGTGGTCTGCGCCAATGCCGACACAGTTGGAGTTCCCACGTCAACGATCTTGGGTCCGCCGCTGTCGTTTAGCGGTAGTGTTAGCCATACCCACAATCTTACTGACCCGGGTCACGATCACCTTTATCCCGAAGAATTAAGCGCTAATGTCCCGGGCACTACGGGCATAGTTGGATATGACGCCGGCGCTGTAGCCGCAAACACAACCGGAATCACGGTTGATATGACCAGTAATGTTCCGCCGTTTTTTGCGCTCGCCTACATAATGAAAACCTGACCTATGGCCTGCGATCTGACAACCATTCAAGCCGCTGCCTGCCTCTCTGGTATCGGTAAGGAACAAAGCAAAATAAAGCTGCTCCAGTTGATTGCCCAGTTGACGTGTGAGGCGGGCGATGGCACCAGCAGCGCCGTATGGGGAGAAATCACCGGCACGCTGTCGAATCAAACTGATTTGCAGGCGGCGTTGGACGCCTTGGAGATGGATATTGCATTGGCCTATGAAAAACCTATCAACGCCGCCTTTGAGCGGGAAGAATTCCTTGGCGGAGCAGGTACCGGCGCGATCGCTGGGTCACATGGCTGGGGAACCAATTCCGTGGCGCTGTCGAACCAGGCCGCCATTGAGAATGCTCATCCAGGCACGGTGGATGTTGCCTCTGGCGCGACCGCAACCAATTTTGGGACCTACCAACTTATCGGCTCGCCATCTCTTGGCACTGGGGTTGTCCAGTGGGGGGCGATAACAAATTGGCGGCATCGCTTTGTCTTCAAGTCGCTCTCTACCACGGCGATTTTTGTTTATGTCGGGCTGGTGGTCAATAACGTGGCCACCACTGCCACCACTCCGACCGGGCTATTCCTGAGATTTAACAGTGCGGCCAACGCCAATTTCCGATTCGTGGCCTTCAATGGGGCGACCGAAACAGACTTGGACTCGGGAGTGGTGGGCGACACTGAATGGCACACTCTCATCATTTCCTCTACAACCATCGGCCAGATAATTTTTCAGTTGGACAGCGGAGCGCCACAGACCATAGGCACAAATGTTACTGGCACTGCCTTGCGTGTGGCCTTCCAGATTGGCACTGGCGAAAACGTGGCCAAGACTGTTCGTTGTGATTTGTGGGATTTTCTAATGACCGGGTTGGCGCGATAGGTGGGTAGTTCGTCCCATTTACAGATTTCGGCCAAGTGCGACATTTAACAATGACGGAGAATGCTAATGGGAGACATGACACCGGAGGAATTAGGGAGGGGGGTCCGGTTGCTGGTGACAGTCCTTGGCATTGTCGCGGCAATCGCGCTGGCGGTCATTGGATTCATCAAGTTCTTTGTCACGCGCTACGAGTACAACAAGCTCCTGAAACTGGTCGAGGAGATTCAAGCCGCGCAAAATGAATTAAAACAGAATCAGGGCAGACTCACGCCGGAGTCTGAGGCGCAGATGATAAAGATTCTGCAAAAAATAGACGAATTTTTCAGTGAAAAACAACGCCGGAAAAATGGCTAGAGTTCTTCATATTGAAGATGACAAGGAATGCCGGGAAATTGTCTCATGCAAGCTCAAAGGGCATCTCCAGATTGATGAGGCAAACACATTGGCGGACGGAATCGTGATGGCTCACCGGATTCAATATGATGGCATTCTCCTTGATCCAGGTCTGGTTGACGCCGACCGGGAGACGGCCCTGAATCGGATCAAGGCGGCGGTCGAGGGCGTTGCGATCATCATCCTGACTGGCTACGACGACGAGGCGTGGACGCGCCGCCAGATTTCAAGTAACGCCAGCGGAGTACTTCTCAAGGGGCGGGACGACCGGGAAGCCCTGCCGTTTGCCAGCCAGATCATCCGCGCAATCTCGGTGCATCGGGCGTGCGCCGCCATTGACGCGGCGCAGTTGCAGGGGTAGGTTTTGGGCGTTAATCATTAACAAAACTATGAAAAAACTCAAAATTGTCAGCGGCGGTTTCTGCATAGCCTTCACACTGTACTGTGCAGTGACTTACATCACTGGGTGCACCACACCGCAGGTTGTCACCAACCCCGACGGCTCAAGCTCCACCAACCATGTCGTTGATCCTCGCGTAACAACCGGGCTGGCGGTTGGCAGTGCGGTTAATACCGCGACTGCGCCGGTTAATCCAGCCTTCCCATTTGTCGAGGTTGGATTGAGTGCGGTCGCCGCTGGATTCGGCTGGTTCGCCAAGCGCAAGAACGACAAGGCGGCGGCGAATGAGTTGCTGTTGAAAACCGTCGTGCAGGCTATTGACGCACTGGACGACCAGAAGGTTAAGGACGCGATTAAGACTCACGCGGTCAACGTGGGAACGGAAAGCGCACTGAACACTGTCGTCCAAAAGATCGGAAGTGGAATCATCTAATTTGGGGTCGGTTGGCTCGTGGTCAAGCCCTCCTTTAATCGGGGAGGGCTTTTTGTTTCTGGAGTTGTGGGAGTGATTTCTTGGGACGTGCTGTGAATCCATTCATGCCTTGCGGCGTTTCCAGCGTTGCTCATTGGAAAACTGCAACAAGAGCGCGTCCATGTGTCGGCTCCGCATTTGGGGCAAAATCTGTTCATAACGCCTCCACTCTAAACCAAGCACGAACGCAATTAGTATGCGGAAAGCTCCGCAACGTCCCATCCCCGACGAATTGCCCCATCGTCTCCCACGTTGTCAGGTTGGTTGACACCTGAACCAAGTTGGTGCGCCCTAAAAGCCCATAGGTTTCCACCAGCCAGCGTTCCTGACGGAGGCTGACATGTATTGCGGTGACGCCGGTAGCTTCGTTGGAAACCTCACTCTCAACACCAGCCGCATTGTAAGACGTGGCAACAATGAAATAGCGCGTCCCCTCGTCCAAGCCGGTCAGGGCAGCGTTGGTGACGGACCCCACCGTGGCTGATTGCTGGCTTGACCCTGAGTTGGTGCCGTAGTAAAGCCGGTAGCCGGTCACGGTGGCATCAGGAGTGGCCGTCCATGCCAGCCTGAGTCTCCCGCGCTTGGGGACAGGCTCGGACGCCACCATGAACGGCGGGGCGTCCGCCGTGACTGTCAGAGCCATCCCGGGAGCGGCCAGAGCCGACGCCGTGCGCGACTCCTGAACCGCCATTATGACTGCCGTGTTTGGCAGCGGCGGCATTGTGGGAGTGGTGGCGGGTGAGATTTTGCATCCGGTGGCAACAACCCAAAGCAGCGCGGCAAGACTGAGTGTTTGGTAGCGGCAATTCATGGTTTGGATAGAGCGGTCGCCGGACTCACCGTTAGAGGCTTAGTCTGGCGCAGACGCTGCTATCTGTTTCACGCATGTTACCATTGCGGTTGGTTTCATTGCTGCCAACACCTTAAATGTCGCGTGCGCCGCACTCTTTATTGCTAGCTCGGAGGTTTCACGATTGTAGATCAGTTCATCCTTCTCTGCGGCATCGTGATACCCTTCTATTAGAATGTCCTGAAATTTGGCTAATGTTTTTGGTTGCTTCATATCCACCTCTAAACAGAGTTCCCGCAGCCCGATCACGCCCTGGGATAAGCTTTTGCCGTTAGGCATCATCGCGCCTTCCACAAGATGATGCCGACCACAGCCAGTACGCAGTAGACGACGATTGCGCTGATCCAGATTGGTGAGAGTACCCACCACCATGACCAGCCGATTTTGCCCAGAAGTTTCAGCACGATGAATACGTTGGTGATCAGTCCGACAAAGCCGACGCCACCGGATGAGGATGAATTTGCCATATCACTTTTGGACACGAAAAGACCGGACGAAGTCCCGGATTGGTTTATAAAGTTACTGTTTGTTTTCCGCCCATTTCGGCAGCGCAATTTTCCGCACTCCCGACGCATACCCAGGCCAATGATCCTCCTTCACGCATTTGGAGTAAGAAAGGAGGAGTCGCCGCCATTCGCGATAGCCAAGGCGAAGCGCGTCGGCGTCCAGTTCAAACTGGCAGGCGTCGAATGGCGACTCGTCGTCGAAGGGCACAAATACGAACTTTGAGGCGCCTGTGATTTCGAGGTATGAAGCGGACTGAATGTGATAGCCGTAGGTCGCGCACGACTTCCCAAAATCCCGCTCGTTCGCCTCGCCGCTTTGAACTTTCTTGGGATCGAATATCCAAGTTGAACCGTCGTCGGTGTTCGCCACGAGGTCACAGCGGCATTTCAGCATCAAACCCGTTTCCTCATCCCGCTTGAAAAACGAGACTTCGGTTTGGCCGATAGCCAGTGCCGCACCAAATTCAGGAAGTGCCAACATGCGCTCCCGGATTTTGGGAAGCTTGTTTAGTTGCTCTTGGGTCATTATCGGGCGGTCTTGGTGGCTGGCTGTCCACTCCTTGCAGAAATCAGCGCCGCCATGCCAAGGCTTCGGTACAGACTTGCCGCGAACCTCCGCCTCGTAGGTTTCGGGGCGCAGGTAGTGAGCCAAATGAAGCAAATCGGGTTGTAGAATCGCGCAATGGGCGACGGTTCCTAGCTGCATGGCCGCCGTGGCCTCTTTCTTTTTGCGCTGCTTGAAATGTAGCGGAGTCGCCGCCTCGTGGAATTCCCAGAGGAGGGATTTGGAGACGGCGCTGGCTGAGTGGTACACGTCGGAGGGCAAATCTGTATAGACTCCTTCGGCGGGGTTGGTAGGGTCGAAGGTCATTCGTTGCCCTTGAGTTTTCCGAACTTGTGCGAGCCAATGACGGCATTTGCTGTTGCTTTGGCGACAGGTTCAATATGCGCGTGAATACTCGGTTTGTATTCTCCCGGTTTGAACCCAAAGAACTGCTCGAATAATTCTGGATGGTCTGTGTGAATTGAATATCGTATAACTTCAAGCAGCGGGTGAAAATTTCGCGGGGCATCCCAGTGTCCCCACTTGCCGTCGCCAGGAGAGGCATCCCCTTTCCTGTGGGTTTGCTCCAATCGGCGCAGCGCAAACCATAAATCCATAGCCTCGGAACATGATACGATCAATGTTACCGAGGGGTTGCATGTGCTGTCTGGAGTTCTCACCTAAGCCTCCCCCTTAATCTGCTTCAACATCATCCCCGCCGCGTTGATGTTGGTCATGAGCGCCGCCACCTTCCCCGGCAGCAGGTTAGCCAGCTTGTCGCCCGCAGTTTCAGGCTTGAAGCAATTGCCTTTGCTCGCGCAGAAGGCCAGGACTTGCGCCTCGGTCACACCCTTGGCTGTCATGGCGGCGTGCAGGGCGATGACCTCCGGGCTTTCGCCGGGAATGCCGTCAACAACCTCCTCGAATGAAGGTTCGGGAGCAGGCGGCGCTGGAGTCGGCACAACCTCGGCCTCGACCGGCTTTTTGATTTCAAGTCCCGGCTTGGTGAATTTAGCCATTTGCGCCTTTTGTTTCTTGGGTGCTTGCGCCTTTTGTTTCTTGGGTGCTTCTGGTGCTTGCGGTGCCTGTGTGGCAGGAGCGGCAACAAAAACAGGCGGCAAATCCAGTTCGCCAACCGGCTTGGAGCGCGCAAAACGCTCCTCCTCGCGGATGCGGTCGGCATCGTCCTCGGTGATGACGCCCAAAACTATTTCCGGCTTGTGACGCCGCGCCCACTTCGTCGCCCCGGTGTAAACCAGCTTTTGCATCGGGTCTTTTGTCCACATGGAATTTTGCGTCCGCGCCTCTTTAACGCTGACTGTTACCGTCCGCGCCTCTTGCTCACCCTCAAAGCGACCTGAAACCGTTACCTCCAGTTCGTCGCCTTTTTTGTCGTTGAACGTGTAGGAGAGTTTTTCGGCCAATCCAGCACGGGCATTGATGACGGCTGCGAGGAGCTTGCCCTGAAAGCCCAGCTTGCCCCCGACTTCGTAAGTCTCAGGCGCGACGGCGAAGGGGTCAAACCCCCAGCGGATTGACTGATTGACGACAAGGAAGCAGTTCGCGGCGGTTTGTTCGGCGTTCTCACCCTTGAGATGCTTGGGGATGAGGCTGGCGCGGGCCATCATTTGCGCCACGCGGTAGCAGTGTTCAAATTTGGCCGTGTCCATCATGTAGGAGATGGCGGAGTCGTCTTGAACGATTTTGGCCTCGCGGCGGGGTTGGGTTGCTAGTGCGGTTGTTGTTGCTGTGTCTGACATATTTTATTTAGTTTTCGGTTTGTTAAAGAGCTTTCCCGCAGTGCCGTGGCCGAACGGCGAGACTCAATTCCATCCCGGGTGTTCCGCTTGTTGCAGCGGACGTATGCCAGGATTCGCCGCTGGTGCTCCCGGGGCGCGATGCAAAGCAAAGCGGCACCTTTCGAGGCCTGGCGAGAAGCGCAAGCCCTTGCGGGCCGTGGATAGAATTTGCGCGGATGTTCATTTTGTCTCCGATAATTAACTGCGGGAAAAATTATTTATCATGCTTTCTCAAACACTGCTCGCACCGCTGCCCAAGGTCCGGCACCGTGCGCTTGATGCGTTGTTGCACGGCCTGAAATGAAACGCCGTAAAGGCTGCCGATGTCGCGATTAGTGCTGCCTCGCGCCTTGAGTTTGAGAATCACCGGCAGCGTCAGGGTTTTAGTTCCTTTGGTCATTGGGCGGCCTCCTCATTTGCGCAGCGCACAATATCAGCCATTGCAATCTCGTTTGATTCGTAAAATCGAACCGGATAAACTTTTATTATAGATGAGGCTTTGTAGATCGCCATTGCGGCGAACTCTGACGAGGTTTGATTCTCCAATCGTTTCCCTTCCTCGCCAGCCAGAGTTATTACCCAGCCACCGCGACAATGCGCAGTCCCGCATGAATGCCAATTGTCCATGTCAAATACTCCCTCCACCGAGACAGCCTCCAACACTCGGCGGTGAATGTTTTCGATGACGGGAATTTTTAAGGATTCGTATTTTGATCCCTTGTTATCGTAGCAATCGGAGCAATCGGAGCAACCGATATTGGTTGTGTTTTGTGACTCCCAATTCGGATTCCGTTCGGCAAACGCGGCTGAAACGCCGTTTTCCATTTTTTCAGCGCGGTCTGAGAATTCTGATTTTGATCTATAGATTTGAGTTTTCATTCTGGTAATTCGATGGTGTTTAGCAGTATTTCGTCTTTGCGCGTCCGATGGATTCTTTGAAACTCGCGTAAAAAATTGCTGATTTCATGTTAATAACTCGCCTTATAAAATGCCCGGCTGTTCGCGCTGATGGCATTGGTGTCCATCCAGCTAAAGTGCGACGGATCGTCCAAAATCGTGTCTCGCAAAACCCAGTCAACAAGGTTGGTTGACCTCCAGATTTTGATGGGGATGGCCGGAATGTAAACGCTGGGATCGTCCTCAACTTCCGAATTTGAAGTCAGCACCAGATTGACCGCGCTGTTGGTTTTCGGAGGGCAGTATTTATGGGCCTCCTCAGCGGAGTTGTAGGGGCCGGATTTCACTTTCCAGTCATTCGCGGCCCGTTCAGTCCTTGTGGCATTGCTCGCAAACCGATTGCCGTCCTCGTCCTCAAGGCAATAGTATTTTGGGCGGCACGCCTTGACTTTGAAATAGACGAATCCGCCGATCAAGGCCGCGGCGCCCAACGTGCAAATTGCCAGCACCGCCGAATTCTGCGGATCGGACGGCTTCTCTTTGGGCACAGCGTCAAGGTTTATAGGAGCGATTGTCAAAGCGCCGCACAAGGTTAGAGCAACGAGTTTTTTCATTTGGTCAGGTTGGTTTGGGTGGTGGTATGTTTCCGCAATTCGGCGTCCAAAAATCGCTCGTTGCGCCAAGCTTGCGAGATCGTGACGGTCAGAACCGCAATCGTGATGAGCAGGATGATGAAGGCCACTAGGGTTAAAAGCTTTTCGGTTTGCGAGTTCATTTTATCCAATATTTTCGATTTCCATAGGATATTGATTTATTGACACCATCCTGTCAATCAATTTCGCGTTCCCTCCTGACCGATTTCGTCGGGTGAAAGCCACGCCTCGCGAAACTTTTTGCAAGACGCGGAAAGATCTTCCGCCACGTCGTCAGGATAGCCGCGATCCCAGAATCCCACGCCGTGCCAATTTCTGGTGAACCAAAAGTCGGCGCCGTTCTGCCACGGGTCGCCCGCTCTGTTTAGTAGCTTGTAATTCGCCATGGTGAACGCCGCGCAATCCTTCCGCGCCTGCTCAATGAAGTAGTCCGGGATTTTGGGAAACATTTCGTCGGCGCGCCCGCTGGAAACGTAATCCTGGCCGGAGGGCGGAGTTTTGTCTGTGGTGAACAGCGCGGCGTCGAGATAGCCGCGCAAAAAGTCGTCGCATTCGTTTCGGTTCATAAATTCATTTAAGGTGGCGGTTTTCATTTCCAACTCCCGCGCTCTTTGATGGTTTTGGCAACGTAAGGGTGTAGCGGCTCCGGCGAATTGCCTTTCTTGCACTCATGGCAATTGCATTTCATTCCCCCGGCCTTGGCCTGCCTGCCATTTAGAAAAGCCTCGTTCATCGCTGGACGCGCAACGCGACTCTCGATAATCAGTCGTGTAAAGCTGGCAGTGTCCTCGTGATAGCCAGCGATCCGGGCGAGCGTTAAAGCTGTCTGGCGCTTACTCATACCCCAATTCCTCCGCCGTCTGGACAAACAGAAAGCCAAGCTCTTTGGTTTTGATGACGCAACCGCCCCGTGTCGGCTTGCCTTTGTTCTCAGGTCGCGCCGGATTCTCAGGCAGGCAGAAAAGGCCAATCAGTGCACTCGTTGACGTGTAGGCGGTTTGTTGGTAGCCCAGATGTGCGGCGATACGCTCGGCTTGTTCATGGTCTTTGTCGGTGAATTCCATCTGGCAAAGGGCGGTTAGTGTTTCAGTTTTCATCTTGCGTTTACTCTCTTTCCTTATGTTGTTTTTGTCAATGTGAATAAATACGGAGGGGCGCTAGGGTAAATCCTGGCTTCCCCACTGCGCGGCGAATGCTTTTGCAATTCCCGGAAGCGTACGACTGCGTTCTTTCCAACGGTTGGGCCCGGGTGAGGCGCGATGCACCGCAGACCATGCCTTGTGTTCGGCGGTGCCATTGGCTGGTGGAGTCAATCGGTTGGTGGAAATCAGCGCGGGAATGTCGCGGAGCCAGAGGCAGGTTGCCTTAAATCGCGGCTCGCCAAAATGCCACGGCTGGATCACTTGATCCTGTGGCCGGTCAATCAGCTTTTTGGCGTGGCAGTGCATGATTGAATTCTCCGCATAGCCGGGGCGCGGGTCGCGCAGTGTCAGGTTGAAAATCTCCGCTGCTTCCGCCAGTTCTTCCCAGCGTCCCGGCTTTTCGTACAGCCAGCGCACCCCGCTATTTGCCATCACGCGGCACTCGTAATGGTAGCCCACAAAATCCCATGACTCCTGATTGACGCTGCGAAAGTCGCCCACGATATGATGCGGACTGCCGTCCTCAGCGGGTAGCAGGTCGCAAGAATAGGCGTCATGGCCTATAGCGCGAAAGGCTTGGCGCACCACGCCGGAGAATTCGCAGGCGATCAAAGCTTTCACAGTCCAAAAGCCTTTCCGAAAGTCCACGTTTCAAAACTCATTGGAAACGGCGGGAAGCCTTCCATCATACAGGGCGGATTATTTGCCGCGCACCAAGCATCAAGCTCCGCCTCGGTTTCGCGGGAAAGGTGCGGGTGATAGTCATTACAGCCGCCGGTGCCGCGATTGCTGACACTGTAGGAAATTCCCCGGTAGTCTAGTGTCGCGGTGAAGCAGGGCGTTTCCTCACTCAGGCGTTTGACGACTTTGATTTTTGTCAGGCTGGGAATGTTTTTGGTTTTCATAAGGTTAGACGGTGGGAATGGTTCAACCGAAACGCTTCCCGCTTTCGGTGAAGGTGTATTCATTGTCGGTGATGCTTTCATCAACCGCTTCGTTGCTCACGAGATATTCAGACTCGTTTTGAAGCATGATGGAATAATCTTCGAGGATGGATTTGAGAAACTCCGCTTCGCACTCGTTCAGCTTTTCGTCCAGTTCCCATTCGGAAACAGGTTCGCCCACTTCGTCACGCGGGGCCGCTTGAACAATTGCGTCACGTTCCTTCAAAAAGGCTTGTGCCGTCTTGAATGTTTCGCATTGCTCGCCGTGTTCTTTCTCAATCTTCCAAGCGCATTCTTCGGCGCCTGAAATGAATTTGCCTGCCGCTTGCCGGTTGCAATCCAATTCAAAGCCCGTAATTTTCAGGCCGATGCGCTTCGCGTCATCGTACGTCGAATTCCACCATTCAAGATGAATGGCACATTGGTGCCACCAGTCACGCGCATTTTCCTTAGCCGCGTCGGAGAGTTCGGAGAATTGATAGACTTTCGTGGTAATTGTTTTCATGGTTTTGGTCTGGGTTAAAGTTTCAAGCCGGGGCCAATTCGGATTCAAGCTTGAATGATTTAATTTCCGCCGGCGTTTTCAACGCCAGCACGGCTTCTTTTTGATCTTCGACAAACTGTTTTGTGGTTTTTGTTTTCACGTTTCGTATTTTCCTTTCGTCACCCACATTCTGAACCCTCTCATTGTTTTTGTCAACGAAAGAGTTTGACATTTGTTTGTCAAGATTTAGAGTGATGTGAAAGGGAATTAAAATTATGACAACCACAATCACACTTCCGAAATGGACCAGGCCAGCGAATTACATGGGCGCCAACTGGCCCGGCTTTTATGTTTTTCTGGGCAGGCATCGCGATAGCAATGCGCTTGATCGTGCTAATTTCAATGCTGGCTTGAAAGCTGTTAGGGAAGTCGCCAGCAAAGATTCAATCCCCGGCGATGACGAAAGCCCCACCGTTCAAGTGGTCTCCGAGAATCACCGGCTCGTTGGGTGGGTGGAATGGATTGCGATCCACGAAAGCGATGTTGAGGCGCTGCGCGTTGCCTTGGAGATAATGAACTCACTGGAGAATTATCCCGTGGTTGATGAGGAACTATTCAGCCAATACGAAAGCGATGAGGCGAATGAAGTCTGGAAAAATTGCCATGCGCAATCCGACCGCGTTGAATATATTCGGAAGCACAAAAGCCAGTTTGAGTTTCGTTCACTAACAGACCTGTTAGGTTGTGTCCGGGGAAATTACTTTGCGGGTTATGCCTCGGAACTTTTAGGGTGAGACTTTTCGCCAATCCCTTTCATGCCCCGCTTAATCGCGGGGCTTTTTTGTTGTCCGCAGTGCTACCGCAGGAATTGACATACGGAAGCGTACGCGGCATGTTCGCGGCAGAATATGGCACTATTTACCGCAGAGAATGCCGCAGAAATGGCCAAGCGGGGCGCATTGGTTAAGGAAGCCAACAAGATACGGAAAGCTACGCCCGAATTAGAACCGAACGAAGCTGAGCTATTCAGAAGGATGCGACTCTCACGCGTACGCGCACAACTGAATGCGATTGATGGACTAATCGCAAAAGAGATGAAAGAAAACTGCGATCCCGCAAAGCTTGACCGACTCGCAAGCGCAGCAATCCGCCTAAATGAACAAGAACGCCAGCTATCCAACCGCAGTCTCCCGCCCACGCTCAAAGCTTCTCAGGTCAAAGCCAAGCGATCAAGCGCCTCCCCAATAGACCCTGAACCAGTCTAATCGCCCGCGCCTCTCACCCTCGGAGAGAGAATCAAGTCGCGTCCTGGACAATCCTGGGATGCCGAATTCTATGTAAAACTACTGACACTACCAGTTGTGGTTTGATTTCGACAATTCATTTGCGCTTTGATACGCTCCAAGATATGCCTGATTCTATTGACGAAAACAATTATGTATGTCATTTACCTGTTATCGTTACTTCGACGCCAAATCGCTTGCAACACGCTCTTGATAAATGCGTTGAGATTAAAAAAAGACGCTGAGTTAAGGAGGAGAGTATCCATGCTTTGCTTGATGAATACCGGGTGAGGGGCGAGTGGTTCAAGCTGCCAGACTACACGCTGGCTCTCTGGCTTCACACATGCCCCGACTACCACGACTCCTATCCAGCTTGATTCATTCTCTACTCCTCCTCCCTGCCAGCCCGGCCTATTGGACGGCAGGATTTTTCTTTGTGACTCCCAGAGCCGGGGCCAGACCGTCCCCACACCACCGGGGGTGGCATGGCCTTTTCGGGCGGTGAGGAGGAAACGGAGTCCCCCTCCTTTAACCGAACCTCAATTTTGGAACTTTTCGGTATCGTCGAAAAGACCACCTTTCCGAATAGGGTTCTAACTTCGTACCAGAATGCCCCGCAAACGCTCCAGGATTCGATTTGCCGCGTTTTGGTGTCGAGATGGGACAATTCTACCCAAGACGCCAAATTCTCACAAATCCTGGCTTGGTGAATTTTTGAGCGACTTTCCATCCGTGATACGCAGCGAATGACCTGAATGCTTTCGCTGTTTTGAGGTCAACTTCAACCGAGTCTCCGTCGGTCATGCTTTTGATTTCTTCCGTCATCCGGTTTGATCGTTCGATTTTTTCCGGTGGTGCGATGTTCTTTTCAATCATGCAGACACATTTACAGAAACAGACTCAGAGTCAATAATGTTTTGAGCGAAGCGACCAAGCTCCGCATCGAATGTGGCTTTATTCATTGCTTCTGCTTCTGCTTCTCCTTCTGCTTGTCACACATCACTCTACTGTCAACCTACACATCTACAATGTAGAACGAAATAATTTCTACACAATTCTATTGACGAAGGAGTTGAGGGTGGTAAAAAGAGGGTCGCATGAGCATCACTTTTACCAAGCTTTTTTCCTCCATAACCGAGTCAACAATTTGGGCTGAACCTGACCATATTCGGATTCTTTGGATCACGATTTTGGCGATGGCGGATCGGAAGGGCCGGGTGTGGTCATCAATTCCCGGATTGGCGAACCGGGCGCGGATCACAATTCCTCAAGTCGAGGAAGGAATTGATCGCTTTTTATCGCCCGACGAATACAGCAGGACTGATGACAATGAAGGCCGCAGGATTGCAAAGATAGACGGCGGCTGGCGGCTCTTGAATTACGACAAATATCGGTCAATTCAGGACGACGAAGCAGTGCTTCACAGCAAGCGTAACTACATCAACGGTCGCCGACTTGCGGAGAATATCGCGGAGGATGTTGTCGGAAAAAAGCCGGAGCGGTTTCAGAAGCCGACAATTGAGCAGTGTCGGCTTTACGCGGCGAAGATTGGGCTGCCTGAAATGGAGTGTAGCAAGTTCTTCAATTTCTACGAAAGCAAGGGTTGGAAGGTTGGTAAAAATCCAATGGTGTCATGGCCCCATGCGATGTCCGGGTGGAAAAACAGATGCGGTCAGTATGGTTCGGCTTCTCCAGAAACCCCAACCTCTCAACTCTCCGACGAAGAATTGGTGCGACAGGCCCAACTTTAATCCGGGACTCCAAAATGGCCAAACCCCGACCGTCTCCCGACCGTCTGCCCCCGCACTCCGACGAGGCCGAAGCGGGTGTTTTAGGTTGCATCCTGCTTGATCCAATAGGCTGCCTGGACATCTGCGCGGAAACCATGAAGGCGGGCGAGGCCGTGTTCTACGCGCCGCAAAATGCGATCATTTACCGGGCGATGGTGGCCCTGCAAGACGACCTTTCTGAAATTGATCCCATCACGATTCACGAGAAGTTGAAAGGCTGGGGGAAGGCTGATGAAGTTGGCGGACTTCCGACACTTCTTAATCTTCAAAACAATGCGGGGTCGGCGGCAGCCATCCCCAGCTACATCGAAATCCTCAACAAGAAATTCCAACTGCGGAATCTACTGCGGGCGTGTACGTCCGCGACCGAACAAATTTTTGAATGCAACGGCGAAGTGGATTCGATCATCAGCTTTGTCGAACGAAACATCCTGTCGGTGGAAAAGAACGGGGTCAAGCCGACGTTGGATTCCAAGGCGGCGGGAAAGCGCATGGTGGAAGATTTGGAATTTCGCGCCAATCTCCAAGGCAGGCTCTCCGGCCTCGACACGGGATTCAAGCTGCTCAACTACATGACGCAGGGGATTCAATACGGCGAGCAGATGATTATTGGAGCCAGACCATCTCAAGGGAAAACCGCGCTCGGACTCACGATCCTGACACACGCCGGGTTTGGTGGAGTTCCCTGCCTGTTCGTTTCTTTGGAAATGTCCATCGAGGCCATCATGCGCCGGATGTGTTCAATGAAAACCAGAGTCCCACTCAAAACCATCCGGGAGGGAACTTACGCGGATGAACAAATGGCCAAGTTTGTAATTTTCCAAACCCAACTCAACAAAGCGCCGATATTTTTCGCCGACGGCGTGGACGGCTACGGCATCCGCGAAATCGCCAGCCGGATCAACCGAATGGTTTTGAAACACGGCATCAAATTGGTCGTGATTGACTACCTGCAAAAAATAAAGGCGTCGGAAAAACAGGAGAAGCGGACGTACGAAGTCGCGGAAGTCAGCCAAAGATTGAAGGCGCTGGCGCACGATAACAACGTGGCGATGATAACACTGGCCCAACTCAATCGTGAGAACGTGAAGGGCGAAAAGAAGGAGGCGCGTGCCCCCAGGTTGTCCGATCTTGCCGACTCCGGTCAGATTGAGCGCGATGCCGATGTGGTGGGATTGATTCACCGCGAAGGCAACAACGCGAAGCTGATTATTGCCAAGCAGCGCGATGGTGAAGTGGGATCGGTCCCGCTTTATTTTGATGCCACTTACGCGCAGTTCATTTCGATGGATGACGAGTGAACAAAAAACAAAAACAATGAAAGCATACGCATACGAAACAATAATCAACAGGGATCAGGGAAAATTCGACGAGGAGGTTTGCAAAAGAATTGAAGAAGGGTGGGAGCTTCATGGCAACCCATACACAATAGCTGACGACAATGGCTCTTGTTATTATTTTTGTCAGGCGATGGTGATTGATGAAGCGACCTTCAAAAAGGTCTATGTAGATGGCTGAGTCACCCGCCCCCCTTGATTGCAATCTGAAAGTCAGAGCTTCCAAAAAACCACCACCACACGAAACCTATGATTCGTGCTTTTCACCATGCCAATGACCGCATCAATCGCAAACTGGTCTTTGCGAAACATCGGAAGCACCTGGTCGAGCCACACCACATGACATCCAGGATTCAGCCTCGCTCCGAGCGCGGCCATCACTTTGTTACGCTTCACCATCGTCGTCTGGTATCGCTCGCAGTCCTCAACACTGTAGGGCGGGTCGGCCATCACCAGATCAAAAGACTCCAGCGGCGTGCTGGTCAAGGTTTGTGCGTCGTCAACAATATCGGGCCGGTTCTCGGGATTTATATCAACGGTCAATCCCGGCATCACTTCCGTATCCACCTTCCCGCTGAACAGGTGAAGAATTTTATGCTTGTCTGGGGAAAGGGCGCGAACCCGCCGAAGATAACCGGCGGGATAGCCCCCGTAATAAGTGGACTTCACGCGGTAGTCGTTGCCCATGATCCATATTCCAATACAACGGCCATCACCACCTATAAAAAGCGATTCCGGGAATTGAGTTACCGCGTGGTAATTTGAAACTCTTTGCTGCCAGTTCATTTTTTTCTTTTCCACCGCCGCGTGTAACAACTCCCATTCTTCCTGACCGCGCCGCTGGTCGTTTTCCCCGCCGCCAGATTGGCGAGCTTGTATTTATTGGCGACGAGATGGGCCGGGAGTTCCGGCAGGACGCTCGTGACGTATTTGGCGAAGGCGGGGTTGATCTGAGGCGTCATACAACTTGCTCCACCGGCGTCATGCCGACCCGTCGCCAGATAAAAAGTCCGTGCATCCGCCAGTAACAAACACCCTTCGCGTGTTCAACAATCGAAGGCTCGGGCTTCTGGCTGTGAAGGCGCGGCGCCTTTTTAATCTCGCCCACAAAAGGAATTTCATGTTTTGACTCCCGCGCCTCTATCAACCCCGCCCACTCGGGAATCATATTCGTCGGGAGCAACCCCGCTGGCGCGACGTAGTAAAACCGTGATGGTCCGAGCGGACTTCTCGCTTTCAAATCCTCGTGCTTGTTTCGGGCGGTCGAAAACTCGCCATTGAATTGCCAGCGCGGACTTTTTCGCTTGTCCGCATCAGCCTTGAAGTCGGCAAGCGACAACTTGATTTCGTACTCCACAAAATAACCGGCCTTGGTAATCTGAAACACATCACACTCCCACCAACCGCGAGGCGTGTAATTGGGCAGGACAAAACTCTGGCGATAGTGGTCGCGCAAGATGCGGCGTTGAATTTGAATGGCGGTCATAAATGCGTCTTTCCGAAACCATCTCCAACAACGAATACGTCCCGCGCCTCCACGAACTCGCAGCGCAGGGCGCTGGTTATTTTGCGGTGAAGGTTTTGCACGGCGGTTACGAAATTATTTATCTTTCTCCAAAGGAACCGGAAAAACCGGAGTCACCCCGTCAAATGTCCATGCCCAATATGTAACTCCCGGCTCGACGAATCTTTTCCGTTCGAGTGTTCCGGTTTTAATCGTGGAATAATCCGAAGGCTCAAAGTTATTCCAGTCGAAAAATGAAATCGGATCACTCTCCAGCCAAACAAACCTCACAAAAGGATGTTCAACCCAGGTCGGTTCGGGAATGCGACAGCGAATGTCCTGAACGATTTCGGTTGCGGATGGATTTTTCATTTCGCCCCAACCATCATTGAATCTGGTTTCGGAAAGTCCGCGTCGGGTTTCCAAAGGTGAAGACACCCGGAATGAAAGTTCACGTACTCCGACTTCGCCGGATGAAACTGCATCACCCAATCCTCGTCATCCCAGAACAGGTCTTTGACGAAACACATTGTCTCCCACTTCGGCGGGCGCCGGTCATTTTCGATGGAAACGCTGACATGCTTCCACTCCTTTGAGTCACTGGCGATGCAGCGCAGCCTGCCCCACTGCGAAGGAATTCGGAACATCCCGCAAAAACCAAAGTCGGGCGTTGACCAATACTGTGATGGAACTTCGCCGCAGTTGTTGACGCGATGTTTGTTCAGAAAAGTCCAGTCGCTCACTTGAACTCCTCCGGCAGCACGCAATTTCGCGGCGCGTTTTTGAACATGGGCGCGATGTCTTTTGGGGAGTAGCCCGCGAGGCCGCAGCCAATGGCGGTTACAAGGAAGGTTATTTTTGGGTTGGCGGCGGCGAATCCAATAAAACGCTCAACGCGAGACTCTATTTCCCCAATTGGAAGAACATCCAAATCGTGACCCTTGGTGGGAATTGCATAGGAGTTTCCCGTCAGGCCGAAACCGACACCATATTTTGCGCCCCAGTAAAGCAAGGCATCCTTCGCCGCGCCCTTGCCATGTTTTCCGGCCAGATTGCTCCCGAAAACAAAACAGTGCTTCCCGTCGTTCATTTCTTTGGTGTAGGTCATTTCACAATCTCCAAAAATTCATCCATCGTCCGGCATAAATGTATTTTGTGCCCCAATTTTTCCGCCCACATTTGCAGGCCAAGCTGCTCGCTGGACAGCTTTCCGGTTTTGGTTTTGCACTCGATGAAAAACACGCGGCCCCGGTCGGCCAAAATTTGAAAATCGCACTCACCACGAGTTCTCATTGCCCGGTGCGCCATTGACCCGTGAAAATAAATCCAGCCCTTCGATTTGCAAAAGGCGATGATGTCGTTGTGAAGATCAGACTCCTTGGAAACGCCCTTCGTCTCCCCCAAATTTTCACAAATCGTTTTGCGGCTGCGGTCACACCGCGCCTGCATCGCTAGATAATCGGAATGGGAAAAGCTCATTCGTCTCACTCCCAATGAATCGCGGCGTGCCTTGCCACTTCTAAAATAACATCCAGCTTAGGCTCACACTTGAGAATTTCACTCAGGTCTTTGACGAGCGCATCAATGGCATCATTTTGGATTTCCTTAACGAAATCGGCCATCGTATTAAAACCACCCGCCCTCCAATCTTCTGCACATTTCATAAAAAACTTTCCAGCACCGATCCAGCCGCGTCACAGTGAAAGTGCTGGCAGGTCGAGCCATCCGCCTTCGCCTCAATCCTGATCCGATGCTGGCCATTGGCAAACGATACGACAGTGCCGGATGCGCCGCTCCACAAATGAGGACGGAGGATGCGGCAGGTTTCCCCGTCCGAAAACTTGCGCGGTTCGAGATTTTTGGTTTCGGGCTGGCGTTTCACAACGGCATTCAAATCTATTGACAAGGATTTGTCAACTGATAGTGTATTTTCATTCGGCAATGGATTTATTATGAAGCAACGGGAATGGAAATCAGACGCTTGGTTTTTGTGCCATAAGCACTACTATCCCGGCAGTGTTCCGGTCGTCATCAAGGGTATGGAACACGGCTATCAACTCGGCTTGAAAGACGCGACGGAGGAATTTCGCAAGGCGATTGATGCCGAGGCCGACCGGAAACGGTTAATCAATCAACAGAGATGATTTATGACCCGCGACGAACTGATCGAAGAATTGAAGAAGTATCCAACCAACGCGGAGGTTCGATTCCGCATATCTTACAAAGACGAAGATGGTGATCCTCAAGTTGAGGATGCCAAATTCCCAAGGTTTATTTTCGACGCATGTCCGACCATTGAGTTGGAGCTTTGTATCTTTTAATGAAAAAATATACCAATTGCAACCAAATCATCGCCGACATTGACCGCGCCCACGCCAAGATCGCCAAGGCCAAGCTCGTCGCGCAGGAGCATATTGACGCTGAATCATTTCTGACTGGCACGACCGACCTTTCGGGATTGAGCCTGCATCGCGAGGCGGCGGACAAACAATTTCGGAAGATCGAACGGCTGCAAAATGTGCGGCTGAAAAAGCTGGGCGAGAAACTGGCGGAGATGAATACGATGTCGTTGGAGAATGTATGAGCGACGAGATTCAAGTCCACATAGACAAGTCGCCCGGACTGACGATGAAAGGAGTAAAGTTTGAGCATGTGGTGAACCCCAACAGTCGCAGCGGCAAATACTGGATAGCCAAGGCCAATATCGGGACAATTTTCGGAAGCGAAGTCGAAGGCGAACTTAAAGGAATCGGAACCACAAAAGAAAAGGCGCTCGAAAGACTCCATCAGGAACAGAAGGAACTTTACGAAAGTTTGTGGTACTAAACCGTCACAAACCTCGCCGGAGCCGACCCCAGAACCTTTCGCAATACGCCCCGATCCACCAGCCGCTTGATGTGGTGATGGGCCAGGGAGAGTTCCAGTTCCGACTTGTCCGAAAGCTGGGAGGCTGTGATGAACGGTTCGGACTCCAAATGCTTCGAGATCATTGCGTAGGTTTTCTTCAAAGCTTTGGGCAGCACGCCGTCGCCCGTCCCGTTACAGCAATTGCATTTGATTTTTGGCTGACTCATTTTGTGGAAAGCTTGAACGATTGATAGTCGCGTGTCAAGGAGGGAGTGTTCACAGCCATTCAATTCTGGGACTCCCGCAGAATCCTCGCTCCCAGACAATCCAGCAGTACTCTAAAATACCATTGTCTTTTCCGGGTGTGTTTCCACGATCAAAGCTCAATCGTTTAGAGTAAACGTAAACCGTTTTAGGTGGATGAAGCTCAAAAAATAATTTTCGCTTCTGACCGGCAAGAAAGTTGAGCTTCAAAAGCAAAGCAACCTTTCCGGCAGCGCAATCAAAAGCGTGCTCAGCGAACCTCTGAGCTAAAACATAGGGAGGATTCGTAACAATGTGGTCAACCTTCTTAACCGTATTAAGGAAATCAACCCCGGCCTCCCCAAATCCCCTATCATAAAGGTCGGTTGAAATGGATGCTTCTGGAAGAAGCTTACTAATCGCACCATCGCCGCACGCTGGCTCCCAAACAACCCCATTGAATTGTTCGCGAGCCAAAAAAGCAATCGTAGCCCATTTTGGAGTCTTGTAAAAATCTCCATCCTCACGCTTCTTGTCGGACGATCCTCCCAAATTCTGAGCAGTCATTCCACCTTCCCATCCAGCCATTTTCGGTAATACTCGGTCATCCCCGCATAAGACTCCTCGACGGTTCGGCCCGGAACGCCGTCACCAAGTTCGGCGGGCTGGCACGGACCAAAGCCGCAATAGACGTAAACGACAGGCCGATCCCCCAGCATTGTTTTCGCGCAGGCCAAAGGACGATGGCAGGCGGGACATTTTAGGATGGAACTCATTTCCAAGTTTCTCCGATCTCGATTAACGCATCAATTCGGCTGGCATGGGGAAGGTGCTTTCTGCCATGCTTGAAGCAAAGAGCCATCCAGCCGCCGCCCATGGCTGGATAGGCAATATCAGCGGCGGCATCGCAGAACTGAACACTATCGCCAAACTTAGACAGCATGAATTCACAGGTCGGACTTATCGGGGCAGTTTTCCAAACCGTTTTTTTCATAAATAAAATGACCGCGACGACAAAGCCGCCATTGGTCACGTTTTTATCGTGCCAGCCTTGCAGCCGCGAATCATTGACACCACTCTATCAAACTTCCGCAAGCTGTCGAGATTTTCTTTGCGCCTCCAGCTTCTCCGCCTCCTTGGCGAACCAGTCGGAGGAGGATTTGGAGGGGAGGTTGGGCGCGGCGATCTTATCAATCTGGAATCCGCGCCTGCGAGCGCCCTCCACTCCAACAACGAACATATCCGCAAGGTCGGGACTGACTCCGGTTCGCTCCCGAAGCTCATCTTTTGGCTCAACCTGCTTCTTGTCTCCACGAACTTTTCGCCATTCTCGCGGCTGCGCGTCCAATACAATCTCCATGGTCAGGCCGCGCATCTGGTCGGACTCAATAACGTAGTGGGCGGACATCCATAGCTCCGTTACGAAGTTCAGAAATGCCTCTTTAGAAGTTTGGAGCCTTCTCAGATTGGTAATCTTGTCCACGACAAATAAATCAGGGCCAGCCGGTCTTTCGGTCGGGCTTCCGCCAAATTCCAAACTGTTCACCTTGTCGCTCCAAATCCGGGCCAGACTGATTGCCAGAGTGCCGCGACCGTCGAAGAAAAAGTTTTCGGGCGGAACTCCTGCCGACTCCATCTTTTGCTTGCAGAAAAAGGCAATTTGATCTTCGGGCAACAAGTCTTTTCGGATGGTGACTGGTATCAGCCACATCTCCCGGAATTTTAGGCGGGTTTTTCCATCTGTGCATTTACCAAACTCAAACCAACCGACCGGACATCGGTCAGAACCAGCGCCACCATACGAGGCGTCCAATGCACCAATACTGATTGTGTCGCCTTCCCACTGAACGTCGTCGAAGGCGTGATAAATGTCGCAAAGCTCCTTGGTGATGATCTTGAAAGCGTCCAAGCCGAACTTGAAAACGCCGCGACCGTTAGACCAGTAGGATTCAGAGCCGGGAGTGTACTTCGCGAGCTTATGTGGGCCTGCCAGTTGCGACCAACGGGGGCGGTCAACCGGGAAGGCGCTGTTTGGACTGTCCAAACCGTCTAGGTTTACGCATACGCATTGAACCGGATGCTTGGGATGCTTTTTACACTTCCAAACCTGAGTCTTTCCAGATTCAACCGTGGCCTCCGGGATCGAACCCCATCCGTTTTCAGGCTCAGACACAATATCCAGCGGGTTATCTCGAACCGAGGGGTTGGTATTCCCAATAAAGCAGCAGCGATAAAATCGCCGAGACTTTCCGCGCTCAATCGGATCGGGATGATCTTTAGGATAGACTCCACCCATTATGCCTGAGCCGTCTCCATTGTTACTAATGAGATTGTCCTGAGCCTCAAGAATCGAAAGATGCATGAATTGGAACTCGTCGCCGATACACCAGACGCGACGATTCTTGCGCCCGGAGTACGCGCCCATGCCGACAAAAACACCGGAGGAAGTTTTACAGGCGATGCCCAAAATTGAGTTCCGAATATCACGCGCCTTTTCCTCATCAACGTCGGTGAAAGTGATGACAGTTTTGCTGTCAATCGGATGTCCTGGAAACCACTCGTATCTTTCCGATGCGCGCTTCCACATCATCGTAGTTTCGCCGTAAATACGGTTCTTCAAACCATCGAGCGTGGTTGAACTCATCATCACCGAAGTATCTTCCGGCCAGCACGACCAATCCATGAGAGCGATTCTAGCGACCGTGCCAGACTTCCAAGCCGAGGCGGGACCAACGAGAGACGTGAAGGTGTTTTTGATGACGTTTTCAAGAATCAAGTCAGTCCACCACGTCTGCGAATCCTCCGGCCAGAGTAGCGCCCAATAATTTTTGAAGTGCTGGTGAAGCCCGAGGCCGCGCACTTTTCCGTCTTTTGATGGGAAGTAACCTCCGTAGCGAATCATCTCCCTTTCTATTTGCGCGTCATCAAGATCATCTGGCCATTTGATTTCGTAGCGGAGTGTCGGCATTCCCCAAGACCCTATCAGAAATGCCTTGTGCGTTCAAGGCTTTGGGGTTAAATACGGCTTACATGAGTGCTGCGTCTGGAGATTGTTGCGCGTGCGAAACACCCGTCGTTACCGAAATTCCTGGCAGTCCTGGAACGGACGGGGCTGCTGGGGCCGCTGGCGTAGACGGCCTCTCAGTTTTCACCCTCTCCACCGCTGACGCCACTTTCGCCGACGCAGTAGCCACCGTTCAAGTCTCCGTCACCAGCAACGCCATGTTTGTCATCGGCCAGACCATCTTTGGCGCCGATCCCACTGGCGGAACGGATCACGGCACCTTCGAGTTAATCAACAAGACCGGAACGACCGCTATCGGTCTGCGTTACACCGCCGCTCCGGGCGACACTGCCGCGCCGTTCACGATTGGGTCAGGCGGTCAGTTTACTTCGGTGGGGGCAACCGGGGCACTGTCGGCGGCTCTACCCAACGCCCTCACTGACAATTCAACCGGCACCGCCAGCGACACGATTGCCGCTGGCGTTGGAGTCACGACACTGATGTTTCACATCAACCTTGTCGCGCTCACTGCTGCCGCCGCAAATCTGATGTCCAGTTACGTTCCCGGCTACGCCTTCAAAATTCTACAAGTTGATTACGTAACGACCACGCTGGGGGTTGGCGCGGGAGCTACGATGAGTTTGAATCTCGAAATCGCTGGCACAAATGTTACTGGAGGCGTGGTCAATCCAACTGAGGCAAACACGACACCGCTCGGAAATCTGGTGGCGGGCACGGCAGTCACGGCGGCGAATGTCGGCACGGCGGCGCAGGCGCTTGAAATCGAAGTCGCGGCTGGTGGAACAATTTTCACAGCGGGACAGGGGACATTGCTGGTGAAGATTCAAAACATGGACAGCGCGTCAGCAATCGCCTCTCTCGCGGATCACATCAACGACCTCATCACCGCTTTGTAAATGTGGCCGACACCGCTCCATTTAGGCCCCTGCAAGTTTATGACTCACTGAGCATCCTTCCTGACGGTATGTCGTCGGCGGTGAGTCCCTTGTTACTCGAAAAAACCCAAGCCGCCTATCTTTCCAACACGACCGTCCGCGATGGCTTCGCGACCTGCCGCCCGCCGTTCACCAAAAACCTGACGATCAACTATCCCTCGCCTGCGGTGCAGACGGCGATTGAAGAAGGACTTTATCAGGGCGCAACTTATTACAAGCCTGACGCGGGACCGGAGTCGTTGATCGCGCAAATCGGCGGCTTTCTCTACCAGTTTACGGTGGTTGGTGATGTCGTTACCGTTCGCGATATCAGCGTTCCCGGCGATCCCAATCCGGCGACGGCGACTCAGGCATGGCTTTGGCAGGCCGAGAATTTTGTCATCGTTCAAGACGGCATCAGTCTGCCGATTTTCTTCGATGGGGCGACGAGTCGCAGAAGCTATGGACCAACTCAGGTTCTTGGGGCGACAGTTGGCGGTGAAACCATCCCTCCATTCGGACAGTCCATACCAGTAGCGGTCACTTCTTACACCGGCCCATTCAACGTGCCGGTTTTAATCGGTGGATTTTACTGGCAGCCAATTGAGAACTCGGCTGGTTATCTGGTCAATGCGGAAAGCCTTTACGACGTTTCTGGAACGGCCATCCCAGTTGATGCCGAAGTCACGGCCAAGCCATCAATCGCGTTTGTGTTGTCATCCCCCATGAATTTAGTGGGGCCGTTTCAGTACTCGACGACGATCATCACGATTAACATCACCGCGCCGTCAACTGTGGCGATCAACTCCAAGATAATTTTGTTCAACCGGATTTGGAACATCAATTCGGCGGCGGGAAACACCGTGACGATTCGTCCGATCAAAAATCAGGCGGCGGGGACCTACTCGCCACTTCCGGCTGGCTATCAAGTTCAGGTTTCTGGCAGCACGGCGCCAAATGTGGTTTACGGACTCGTTACCGTTGCGGCGGTAGCTCCGGCAATCGGCGGCATGATTCAATTACGGCTCAACAATGTTTATGCGGGAACGCCGGGGCAGATAGTTTACATCGGCACATCAGGGCAGTATCGGATTACCGCCGTTCCGCCACCACCGCCGGGCGTCGGAACAATTGAGATGATTAACATCAACGCGCCGAATGGTAGTACAGTTCCCGAAACAGTTCCAGCGGCAGACATCATCTCTGTTCCCGAACTCCCTGCCGGTCGCATGGGCGTTTACGGTCATAGCCAAAACTGGGTGGCTTTGGTTGACGGCTTGAGCTTCATCCCTAGCGATATTTCAGGCAGTGCATCGGGAACTCCCGCCTATCAATATCGAGATGCCGTTCTCAAGACAACCAACATCACCTTCGGCAGTGGAAACTTCCGCATTCCTTCGGCTGGGGATTTCATCACAGCCATGTTTTTCACAACCACACTGGATGAGAGCATGGGGCAAGGGCCGCTGATGATTGGGACCGAGCGATATATTTTCAGCGTCACCGCTCCGATTGACCCGTCGAATTTGGCGGCGATAATCGCCAAAGGAAGCCCGATCCTCACCTACGCCCTGATCGGTCGCGGCCCGCTCGCGCAAAACTCAACCATCAGCGTCAACAGCGATGTTCAATTCCGCTCCACGGTCGGACTGGGTTCTCTCATCATCGCCCGTCAGCAATTCACGTCGTCGTTGAACGGCAACACTCCAATCTCCGAGGAAATGGTTCGCGTTCTCAACAAGGACGACAAGCAACTGCTGCCCTACAGCAGCGCCATCAATTTCGACAACCGGGTTATTTTCACGGCGTCACCTCAAGCATCCTCGCAAGGCGTGTTTCACACGAGCCTGGTTGTAATGAATCTCGACGGCTTGAGCAGCCTGCGTGGGAAAGAGCCAGCCTGCTACGACGGTCAATGGACGGGGTTAAACGTATTACAATTAACTACCGGCATGTTCAATGGCACGAGCCGGGCATTTGCCTTCACCTTCAATGTTTCGCTGTCGAAAATCGAACTTTACGAGTTGCTGCCATCCGATGCTCAAATTCTCGACGAGAACGACCAGCCGACGCTGGCAAATTTTTACGACAACGGCAGCGTTCCGATTACGTGGTCAATTGAAACGGCCTCGCTGTTCAACGAGGATGTGAAGCCCAAGGATGTGCTGGTCCAACTTAACGGCGGCGAGTTCGCAGTTGATGAATTGGTGGGCACAGTGCGGTTTGAAATTTTTTACAAGCCCGACCAATACGGGGCTTACGGGGCGCAATCGTGCTGGGTGCCGTGGCATCGGTTTTCTCTGTGCGCGGCGGCGGGGTCGAAGCCGTTGTATTTTCCGAGACTGGGATTGCCTGAGCCAGACAGCCTGACGTGCGTTGGCGCGATTGATACTCCGGCGAGGAATGGCTACAGCTTTCAGGTGCGTTTCGTGATTACAGGGCGTTGCCGCCTGTTGCGCCTGCGCGTTGGCGCGGTGACTCAGCCGACACCGAAATTCGAGAAGCCGACTTGCGACGTGATTGAGACGGTGGTGATTGGTTAAATCACCCCCGGCAGATGCTCGGTGAGTCTAACTGGAGAAATCTCCACGCTCTTAACCTCGCAGACGCTCCGGGGGCTTCAATCTTTAAGCTCTCCAAGCCTTTGATGTTTCCAGATAATCGGAAAACACGGCAACAAGCAAAGGTAAAAAGTAGTGATGACCGAAAACGACGGATACATTTGCTGTTCGCGTTTCCAATAAAGACCAAACCATAAATCTTGCGGGACAAATTTGATTTTCATGCAGTTTTGGACGCAGGCGGTCCTCCAGCCTCACAGCAACTTTGCTCTCTCTCCCGAATATAACGCAAAGCAGTTTCATGGCGAGTTTCGTTTGGATGAACGCTTTGAACAGCATAAAGAAGTTCCATGTAATCGGAGTCTCGATTATCGTTCAGCGTCTCAATCAGGACTCTCGCCGATTGGCGGGCGTCGGCCAGTGGATTGTGTTCTGGAAGCTCTGAATCCAACCTTGGGAATTTTTGCAGCGGGTCTTTCCCGTGAGCCATCAGCACGGAGCCAACGTCAATCAGTGGGTATGGTCCGCTCCATTCTCTCTCGTCTGGAGATTCATCAACGCACTGAATCAAGAATCTTGCTTCCACCGGCCAAGCGCAGTCGGCCACCAACAGCGCACCACGATCTTTCCAGCAAATCCACTGCGCCCAAAACGCCTCGCGCATGTCCTTTGGGCACGAGTGAGTGACCTCCAACTTTGGAATGTTTTTTTCGCACCACGCAAGCGAGGCCGGAGTTCCGAAGGTTTCGTTTCGCTCGCAAGCCATTAAGCCGTGCTGGACTTCAACGCCATAGCCGTTTACGACCACGAATCCAACGGCGAAATCAAGTCCTTGAAGCCCGACGCTCTCAACGTCGAAAACCATGTATAGCTGTTCTTTATTCATGGCGATGAGTCTTTACCATTGACACAATCCTGTCAATCCCAATCCACATTGACTAAACCGGCATAAAGTGGGAAAGTCCGCCAATGGCAACTTTCGATGCCCACGCCAACCTTGCCCTCGCGACTGTTGCGGTGGCGCCGTCTCCCGCGCTCTCAGGAACGAGCCTAATTATCACGGCGGGGTTTGCATCTTTGTTTCCAGCAACTCCGTTTAACGCGACCTGCTGGCCTGCCACCGCGAACCCCACCGATGCCAACGCTGAAATCGTTCGCGTAACCAGCATTGTCGGCGACATCTTCACCATCGTCCGAGCTCAAGAGGGAACTACCGCCAAAGCCATCGCCTCGGGTTATCGCATCGGCAACACCGTCACGGCCAAAGTTTTCACCGACATTGAAAACCAGGCGATCTTTTCCATTTCCGCCGGGACGACCAATGCGACCGGAAATCAGGTGGTTTTCTCCAACTCGAATGGAGTCTCGTTTGGCGCGAGCAACAACATCATCACGGCAAGTTTTTCAGGTGGTGGTGGAGGCGGGGGAGGCGCAGCAATCTCTGCCGGTGCAAATTCCCAAATCACAGGCACGGTAGTTTTTTCCAACAGCAACGGCGTTACGTTCGGGCTATCCAACAACGGCGTGATGACCGCCTCACATAACGCGATCACCGCCCAAAGCACGCAGCCGGTCGCGGCCTCTGCCTCCAACGGCTCATTCGCTTTTTCGACACTGGGATTCTCCAACGCGAACGGCGTCACGTTCGGCACCAGCGCGGGGAGCATCATCACCGCGTCGGTGGGCACCGCAGCGGCGGGAAACTCGGTCAACTTCTCCGCCGGGACGACGAGTAACAATCTTGGTTCAATCGTTTTCTCCAACTCGAATGGAGTGACCTTTGGACTGGACGGTAGCACCATCACGGCGCAGCACGACGGATTGACCAGTCAAAGCAACCAAGCCTTCTCCGCGCAAGGCGGCAGCAGCGCGTTTCAAACGCTTAATTTCGCCAACTCAAACGGCATCACTTTCTCAAACAGTGGCGGATCGGTCGTCGCTTCGCACGATGGATTAACCTCGCAAAGTAATCAGGCGGCATCGGCATCCAATGGATCGTTCGCGTTCCAAACCCTTGGATTCAGCAACGCCAACAACGTGACGTTTGGAACATCGGCGGGAAGCATCATCACGGCGAGCGTGGCGGCAGCCGGGGCTGGTTCAGTTAATTTCAGCGCAGGGACAACATCGAACAATCTCGCCTCGATTGTGTTCTCCAATTCCAATGGAGTCAGCTTCGGATTGAACGGCTCAACGATTACAGCGAGTGCGGCGGGCGGGACGGGGGCAGCCGCCAGAGTCAGCTACTTTGAACCCTTTACAATGGTTTCAACTGGCAACGCAGATTTTAACAATTCTGTCATTTCGCTGGTCAGATTCAACATCCCCTTCGAGATGAGCAATGCGTTTGCGCGAGTGCTGGTTTCGGTTTTATCAAACACATCTAACATTGGGAGCAATGCCACCTTTGCGTCGGCCACCGCCGGATTGAATCAATCCTATTCCGGCTATCTCTATTCTCAGGGAACTGGCGCAAACTCAACCAATCTTGAGCTAATCACCTCGGCATCGGCATTGTATCGCTTCGAGAATCAATTAAGCATCACAAACGGTAGTCAATGGACGGCTACGCGGGCCGCAACATGGCAGGTTGGCAATGGCAGTTCATCGGCAAGCGAGAGCTATGCCGTAAGCTCCAGCGTTTACAATTTAACCGTTACATCTGCATTGATAGCTTCAATCGGTGGCGTCAAGTTTTTTGATTTGCCGTTCGGATCACCCGCAATAACTCCCGGACAGTATTGGCTTGGAATGAGCCATTCCAGCGTCGCCACATCTGCGGGCGACGTGTCCGCCCTGATAAATATCAGGCTCAGGGCCAATTCCCTTAGTTTTGTGAACCAAGCTGACATTCGCACTGTTATGATGGGGAATAACGGAACTGCGAGCGATGCCCATTTTATGGGCGCTGGAAGCGCCACCGCCGACGGAGCCACGATTGCCTTAACCAACATCGGAGTGCAGGGAACAAATCGGCGCTTGTATTTCAATCTGATAGGCGAATGAAACCAAGTATAATACTTCCATATTCTCCGGGCCAGCAAAACTCGGACTTGAAGAAGGCCAATGAGAGGCTGACGCAATCGAAGTCGTACCAAAACTTGTCCACTGTGATTGTCACGCCCACAAGAGGTGGGAGGAGCTTGACGCCGAGATGGGTGAGTGCGATGCAGGGGTTACTACGCCCCATGAACCAGCAGTGTTTTGGTCCAGTGTTTGTCGAGGGAATGGAGGTGGGCGCGGCATTTAACAGCGTGATTGAGATGGTACTGGCAAATCCAGTGTTGAGTAAATTTTCCTACCTCGTCACCATCGAGGACGACAACATTTGCCCGCCCGACATGCTTCTCAGGCTCTATGAATCCATAGACAAATACGATTCCGTTTCCGGGCTATATTTTACCAAAGGTCCCGAGGGCCAGCCGCAAATTTACGGCAACCCCGAAGAATCCCCACTGAACTTCGTGCCTCAAAAAGTTAAAGAAAACACCGTCCAGCGGTGCAACGGAACAGGCATGGGTTGCTCAATCTTCCGACTAAATCTGTTCAAAAAGATGTCGCCGCCATGGTTCATTACCCAGCAATCGTGGGACCCTCAATCTGGCTCAAAATGTATGACGCAAGATTTACACTTTTTTGAAAAACTGATTCGCGCCGGAGGAAAGGTCGCCGTGGATACCAGAATCAAGGTCGGCCATTTTGATGAAGTCGAGGGGGTCGTTTGGTAGCTCAGAAAATCATGTCAAAGAAACTCAAGAAGGTAAAACCAGAACCAACGCCGCTCCGCCTGAACTTCGGCTGTGGTCAAATCAAGATTGAGGGCTTCAAGGGCGTTGACCTTTACGCGCCCGAAGCCGACATCAAGTGCGACTTGTTCAAGTTCCCGCTGCCGTGGAAAGACAACGAGGTTGAGGGCATCATGGCCTCACACTTTTGCGAACACATTCCGCAAGAGAAACGCTGGCCGTTCTTTGACGAGTGCTGGCGGATTTTGAAGCCCGGAGGGTTGATGCAAATTGTGGTTCCGAATTTCAAAAGTGAGCGAGCGTACGGGGACAACACTCATCTTTTTCCGCCTTTCACCGCATTCTCGTTTCCGTATTTGAATCGTTCTTGGCGCGAGGCGAACCGGCTCACGCACGGCCCGTACGCGCTCCGTTGCGACTTCGATCACCAGTGCGGGCCTACCGGCATCTCTCCCGATTACGCCAACCGCTCGCACGACGCGCAGATGTTCGCGCTGCGAAGTTACTGGGAGTCGTACCAAGACATGTGGTGTAATCTGACCAAGAAGGTGTGAAGATATGGATAAAGAAATTTTCACCGGAGAACAAAAAGTAATTGAGAGATATGGCGACTTGATTCCATGCGGTCAATGCGGCGCAGTGAGGGTGGATGAAAAAGGAAACTTCGCTGGCCTGGTTGAAGATTTCGGAGGGACGTTGTTTGAGGAAACCGTGAAGTATGTCGGCGAAGATGGTAAGATAAAACTCGGTAAAGACTGGACGACCGGGGAATGAAATTATGTTCGGCGAATTTGAATTTGGCGCGGGGTTGTTTGGCGACGGCGCGGCAACGCCGGTTCCGCCGACTCCCACCCCGGCCACTTTTCAACGCCTCAAGGTCGAATGCAAAACCCTGACTTGCACGGGCGAAACTGACACGTCGCTTTACTCCATTCAAGACCCGATCCCCAGTCGCATTGTCGCGGCGGCGACGTGTGCGGAGAATGATTGCGCCGGGATCGTGCCCGATGCCGAATCGTTCTCGCTCCAAGACGCGCTGCACTTCAACGGCACTCCGGTAACGGCGGTTGTCACCTGTCCTCCGGGCGCGAATTGCACGCCGGGAAGTTTTCCGCCGACAATTACCTATCCTCCGGGGACGTTCGTATTTCCTGATGTGCCGGTTATTCCCGGCCAGCCGATCAACCTGAGTTTGCAGGGGTGTCAATCCTTGGTAAGCCGCGTTCTCCCGGCAGGCGCAACCCCGGCGCAGATTCAGGCGGCGGTAAACGCCATCATTGCCGAGGTCGCGGCACAGCAGGCGCAATGCGATTCATTCCCTGAATTTCCATTCGGGACTGAAATCGTGCTGGGAGATTTTTCAACTTACGCCTGCCTTAATTCCGAATTCGGCGACACGATAGCGGCCTTCGTCAGTCCGGGCACGAGCTACCCAGTCACGTTCGGAATCATCGGCGGTTCGCTTCCGACAGGGATCACCATGATTGCCAACGTCGGAACGCTCGCGTCGTTCACGGGCACGCCAACCGTTGCCGGAAGCTACACGTTCACCCTGCGCGGTACCACGGCGGACGGCGTTAGCGCAACGCGGGCATATACCTTGAACGTGGTAGGTATTACTACGGGTGCGACACTGCCAGACGCCACAACCGGCGAATCCTACTCCGTGACGCTGGCGGCTACAGGAATGACCGGGGCATTGCTTTGGGGCATTGCCTCGGGACCGTTGCCGCCCGGACTCACGCTGAATACCGCGACGGGAGAAATCAGTGGCGCGCCGACAACCGAGGATGCTTTCTCGTTTGCGATATTCGTTCAAAACAATGATCAAGTTTGCGCGAAGGTTTTCACGTTGGACGTGGGGACGTGCTTGATTACCACGGCGTCGCCGCTGCCGGAGGCAACCAAGGACGCTCCCTATTCAACCACGCTTGCCGCGACCGACATCACGGGCACATTGACGTGGAGCATTATTGCCGGAGCGTTGCCGACGGGCTTGACGATCAATTCGTCAACCGGCGAAATAAGCGGCACGCCTACGGTTGAAGAAACTGCGAACTTCACCGCACAAGTTGAAAATGGAAACGGCAACATTTGCGAGAAAGAGTTCAGCTTGGAGGTCGCATCGGCAGCGGTTTGTCCCGATTGGAATCTGATTCCATGGGACAACCACTTTGTCGCAACAGCAGGAGGGGGAACGGCCTCATTTTCTCCAAACAATGTTCCGTCGGATAGTTTTGCCGCAGCGATCTCAGCATTGGGAGCGGGAGATCAAGCCGCAGCTCAAAATTCCGGTCAATTCATTTACAACGGCGGGGGATGTAATTGCAGTGTCCATATCGAAGTGTCCAATTTCGTCAATGGCGCCGGACCCTTTGCGGCCTTCATTTTAATCACAACAACCCTTCCTGTTTTTACGGTTTTGATAAATGAGACGTTCGGGGTTAATGGAAGCTTTGATTACCCATTCGCTGTTCCAGACACGGTGGGCGCCAATGCGACGATTGAAGTCTTTGTCCAACTGGATAGCACCGGCGACCCGCAATCCGTAACCGTTGCCGGACAGATCACCAACGTATGAGCCCCATTGCCACCGCAAAGGAAAAGGAGTATAGCAGATAGCAATGGCTTACACGCTCCAATTGATAAATGCCCGCAACGACATCGGCATCCGAAATATCGCGGGAGTTTGCAACAATGGAGAGCAGTTCGCCGACTACGTGAACCGGGCGACCCGGAGGCTGATGAAAAGGGGCGCATGGTTTGGGACGGAATGCTTGATGCGACTTTGCACAACCGGCTGCGACGTGGTTTTCCCCCGCCATGTTGGAACGGTTCTTGGCCTCCGAATGTGCAAGGCTGGTCAGGTTGAAATCCGAAATAATTGGTGGGCGATCCTGTCTCCCGGTTGCGGTGGCTGGGTCAACAGTCTTTATCCCGGCTACGGTTCAGGGTGGGGCTATGGAGGAATTTATGGCGGAGGTTTCTATGGGGGAGTACCAAATTCAACGGATACCAACACCGTTCCGATCTTCAATCAGGTTTCGGGCAACACTGGGAAACTCATCCGATACCACGTTGTAAAACAACAAGACTACGGCAAAACCATCACGATTTACGGCAAGCAATACGGGGGTCAGCCGCTCCAGACAGAGGTTGATGGCGCATGGGTGAATGGCGTCACCATCACTGCGGCAAATCCCGTGGCGCAGACAACCATTCTAGTCACCAAGATTGATTCGGTCGTTCGCGAGGCCACGCAAGGCATGGCCTACCTTTACGAATACGACCCCGCCACGACGAAACTCCGCATGTTGGCCGTTTATGAGCCTAGCGAAACCAATCCGAGCTATCGGCACATGCTGATTCCGGCGATGAAGTACGGAGCGGGTTGCTTCACCGACGAAAACGATCAAACGACCTACCAATTTGAAGCCCTCGTAAAACTCCAATATATTCCAGTCGTCAGCGACAACGACTTTCTGCTGTTGGACAATCTAGACGCGCTGGCTCTGGCGATTCAGGCCCTCAAGGCAGAGGAAGCCAACGACGACTCGCTTGCCGAAATCAAATGGACGAAGGCGATTGAGGATTTGAATTTTGAACTGCGGGACAAAACACCGGATAATCAGTTCAGCGTGAAAGTGCGCGTGATGGGCAGTGACAGAATCGTGAGCAACATCGTCTAAATTTATGGCAGTCCAATATCCTCAATTTCCACTGGCGCGACCGCAGGCGGCAACCCCGCAGATGTCCTCGATAATAAATAATGCAATCCCCAACTTTTCGCGACTGAACCAGAATGCCAGCGGCATTATTGAGAATCTCATGGGGGGTATGCCCAGCACAGGACCGGCGCGAAACAAGGGCGCTTACTTTGGCGCAACATCAGGAATGCCGAACAGCGGCGTGTCAAATGCGCTTGGTTATGATTTGTACCGTCAGGACTCCGACGAATATCAGCAGCGCGGCTTGGACAACTTCTTGAAGCTCATTCAGGGCTACAGCGGGACGGTGATGCCCACCACTGGCCAGCAGAATCAGGCCAGCCAATACCAGGAAGATTTTAATGAGCAGCGGCGCCAATTCGATTTGTCGCGACAGGATGCTCAGGCTCGGCTTGCTGCTGCTAATCGTCCTAGGATTCCGGGCGGAACATACCGAATTACGGGCGCTGGTGGAGGGGGAGGCGCATTTGGGTTGAATAATTTACCAACTTGGAACCCAGCTTGGAATAGCCGTTTTTAATTTATGGCCGACCGATATTCACCAAACCGCCGCCGCCAGCCGCTCTCCGAAAGAGAGAGCGACATTCTGGAGCAGGAGATTGGCCGCTCACTCGCCGAAATTGATGCGCGGACGGGAAGGGCGGTGCAATACGCGCCGCTTTCCGAGCAGGACATTGCTTCGGGAATTATCTCCCGCGAAGCTCCGCGTCGTGGGGCCGCTTCGATTTCCGAGATGATTGAAAGTCCGACCGCTTTGGAGCCGCGCTTTATTCCAGGGGCAAGAGTCGAGCGTCCCGACGATCCCCGCCTTTTGGAACAAGAATTACTCGACCCAGTTTTGTCCGCGTTTGGGATGGATGGGGTGAGCAGTGGGAGGCCGTCATCCACACCGAGGCAGCCAGCCCCAAAAACATACAAATTCAACACTGCTGATGGCGGTCAAAAGGTCGTCATGTTCGACCCAATAACCGGCGAAGGGCGGGAGATTCATTCCGAGGCGGGAAGGACCACGACTCCAAGAATGACGGAGGAAAAGCGTTCCGCGATTCGCGTTGCTGAAAAAGAACTGGCGGATGCCCGCGCAGCGGTGGACAAGATTCCGAACGACAAAAAAAACCTGGACGCTCGCGCAGAGGCGTTGCAGCGATGGAGAAAGGCCCAATTGCGCCACATGGCTTTGATTGAGGCGGGAGAACCGGAAAGGGTCGCCCCTCCCGAGGACTTGCTTGCCGAGCCAGCGATTCCGATTCAGCCGCAGGGATTCATTGGGGGCATGGATGCCAATCGTAATCCGATTGCCTCAACCAACAGGTTTCAACTTCCGCCCAAGCGCGGCACCAAGCGAATTGGGCGTTTTGACGTGACAACGCAATAAACGTTGATATAAAGGTGTCAATAGATGCCGACATTCGCCGTTACCGATGAACGCACTGGCCGAAAGTTCCAACTCGAAGGCGACAGCGAGCCGGATGAGCAGGAGCTAGAGGAGATTTTTGCCTCGCAGGAACAGCAAGCCCCCGCCGCGCCCCCTGATTTACTGAGCGAATTTTCCAATGCCACGCTCGACCCCGGCTATTTTCCGGGATTGGAGCGGGATCGTAAGGTTGCAGAAATGCGACGGGATTTGAACCTTGAGCCAGTTCCGATTGATCCCGTAAGCGTCCTTCGCCGGGGAGTGGCAGACCCGGCAATCAGTCTGGCCAAAGGAGTAATTGGACTCCCCGAAGCCGCAGTAGGACTTTTGGACATTCCCACTCTTGGCGGCGCCGGTAAACTGCTTGAGGCGGGCGGCTACGGATTCCAGCCCAAGGTTGCGAAAGAATTCCTGTCTGAGTTTTACAGCCCGGAACAGAAGGAGGCAAACCGCGCCGTTGAAGAAGCCAAAGGTTTTGGCGGAACGATTGTCAAAGCACTTCAAAACCCTTCCACGATTGCCAACACAGCGATTGAATCAGTCCCGTTGATGCTTGGTGGCGGTGCCGTAGCCAAGCAGCTTTTAACCAAAGCGCCCAAACTTGGCGTGTTGGCGGCAGCCGCAATCGGCGAAGGCGCGGCTGGGGCTGGCGCTGCCGCAGAAAGCACCAGGCAGCAAACGGATTCGGGACTTCTTACTCCACAGCAGGCGGCACTCTCACTTAGCAGCGGGGCAGTCACGGGGGCGTTGGGTGTCCTTGGTGGCCGCGTGGCGCAAAAGCTGGGAATCGCCGACATTGATACACTGATGGCTGGAGCCACCACTCCAACGGCAAAAAAGGCACTGGCTGAGAGAGTGGTTCAAGGATTCGTCTCCGAAGGACTGCTGGAGGAGCTTCCGCAATCTGCGCTTGAGCAAATCCAAGGCAACCTCGCCAATGGCAGGCCGTGGAGTGAAGGCGTGGAGAAAGCGGCAGCGCAAGGACTGTTGACGGGTGGCGTTATGGGTGGTGGAGCAAACATCAGGGGGGCGACTCCAGCGGCAGCGCCAGTCATTCAGGATACCGGCGTCAACCCCGCACTCAGCGCCGCCGCAGCGGAATTCAATCGCAGGGGCGTTGGGATTGCGGGATTGCCGGAGACGCAGCCAATTCAGGAATTTGACGAGACTGGGAGCGGTTTAACTGCGGCTCCGCCGCTGGTGGAAGAAGCCCAACCCATAGCGGACGCTCCGGTGTCGCTCAAGCTTCCTGGAGAAACAGCCGCCGATGAATTGATGGCGATGCCGACCGAGCAAGCCAACAAGTTCTTTGACGACATTCGCGCTGCCGGCAACGCGACTCAGAATGATGCCGTGCTCCATGGCATGAAGCTCACAGAGCAGGATGTTCCTCGCCTTCAAGAGATGGAGAGGCAGGCTAGATCAGATGCACAAGCGGCGGTTAAAGCAAATGACAGCCCTGGCTACAAATCAGCTTTCGGAAAAATGGTATGGCTTAATGGAGCGATTGAGGGGGCGAACAAGAAAGGCCCGAACTTCGACACCGTGACGCAGAGGCTCGCAAAAGAGTCAGCCCCAAAGCCACTAACGGGAGAAGAAATCGGAGAAATGCTTGGCTCGGAATTTCGCGGTGAAGCAGGCAAAGGCGGAACGCTTTTGCAATTTGAGGCCAAGAAGCCAGACGGAACCGCCTCAACCAGCTTCTCGGTCAAGAAGGGTGCAACCGCAGACGAAGTGAGGGCGAAATATCAGGAAGTGATGGATCGTTACAAAGACGATCCAGAGAACGCTCCAAGGCCGCTACCTCAAGAGGCTGAACCCGAGATGGAATTCACCGCACTCGACCCCGCGACAGGATCGCCGATTTCGTCCATTCAGCCGTTGCTGGAAAAGGCCGATGCGAGAAAGGCGAAGATTGATGAACAGCGGGCGACGGCCCAACCCGCGCCTACTGGGGTTGGCCCTGGAATGGGTGGCGCCTTATACGGCGAGACTGCGCCCGCTGGCACGACCCTCAAAAACGCATCTGGCGAACTAGAGCGCATTACGTCCGGGCTGCCAGAAGCCTTCGAGACGCAAAAGCGGGCGATGCTTCCGGTCTGGATTCAGTCTGGAGAGTTGATGGCGAAAGACCCCCAATCAGGAGCAAAGCTGGCGGCAGAATTGAAGATCAATCCCGAGCGGGGAATGACCGACCTCGACTCTGCTCTATTACTGCGTCACAAGGTCGCGCTAGAGAATGCCAAAAACCAAGCGGCGGAAGATACGAATACCGCCAAGACTCCCGAGGCCAAGCTGGAGGCGCAAAATCGCTTCGACGCAATCTCCAACGAGATGCTGGATTTACTGGACGCCGCCAAGTTCCGGGGCGCTCAGTGGGGGCGGGAAGGACGCTGGCGGCAGGCCATCGCCTTTGAGGATTTCAGTCTGGAGACAATGCGCCGGGACGCCCGCCTAAAGGCTGACCGCCCATTGACTCCCGAAGAAGAAGCGGACATCAAGCGCCGACACAAAGACATCACCGATAAACAAAAAAGGGTTGATGAAGCGACGGCCAAGGCTGAGAAAGACGAGCGGGAGGCGGGACAGAAAGACGCCGTTGACGAAGCGGTAAAAACCGGAAAGGCGCGCAAGGCAAAAGACAAGGCGGCGGGAATCGTTCGCGACATGGAGGCCGAACAGAGGGAAGCGATAAACTTCCTCAAGGATCACTTCATCGAAAACGGCGAGCTTATCGGAGGCGAGCGATCCATCCGAAAACTGATGGAGTTAATTGTTGAGCGCGAAGGCATCACCGAACGACTTCCGCTGGAAACGCGGGTGCATGAGATTTTAATTGGAGTTGATCCGACACTGACCCGCGAGGCCACGCTGGATTTAATGAGTGGCTACGGAAAATCGAAACTACCATCCCAAGAGCCATCCAAGAAGGTTGTCCGGGATATTGCGGCCCAGATTATTTCCGTCCGCAAGCTGTTGGATTACTTCAAAGGCAAGCAGCCGAGCCTGACTGGAATGCTGAGAGATGCCCCAAGCGACATTCAGCGCGATCTGACGAGAATTGTCAATTTAGCGAAGAAGAATTTCAAACTGGATGGTCCGACCGACAATCCGAAAGCGATCAAGTCGGCGATAGACGCCATCAACACCCGGCTCAAAAACCGGATTTCCGATTTGAAGCAGGAGATTGCAACCCGCCAAAAAATAACCCGCGAGCGTTCGCCGTCTCCTTACAACGCGGAGACGCTGCGATTGCGTCAGGAACTCGAAACTTTGCAGGCCGAGCGCGAT